GGGCTCGCGCCATCGCGTCTCTCAAGTATTTCTGGGATTTCTCGTTTGGGAGTAAAGCTCTTTTGCTTCTCCTCATTGCCGTTTCATTCTCAGCATGCGCGGCCCAACACCCGCAGCTTGAGAACACCGTTGTAAAAGCGCGGCCAACCTCCCCGCGCCCGCGTGCAATCGCCGTGCGTCCCCACGCGGTTGCAGCAAAGCCGGGGCCGGTGGCTGTTGATCAGCCAGCTGCTACCGCCCCGGTGATTGCTAGGCCAGCCACGGTCAAGCGTCCCAACTGGTGGCAGCGGCTCCGCGCTAAGTTTCACCGCAAGCCCAAGCCCGCCACCAACTGATGGTGGGCGGAGTCAAGAAGAAGGCGACGAGGGACACAGCCGAGAGGCAGGTGGACGACCGCGCCTTCAACCCCACGCAGGAGATCTCGTTCACGAGCCTAGCTGCAACGATGAACTGCAGCACCCGGACTCTGCAGATCATGATAGATGGTGGCTACATCATCAAGAGCAAGAGCGGGGGCTATCAGTTGAACACTGCGGTCCAGGGTGCTATGCGCTACAAGAGCGACCACGGCACCAAGAAGGGCGCGACCAAGGAGGCTGCAGCGAGTCGAGTGCAGGAAGCCCGCGCGATCCAGATCGAGCAGGAGACGGCGCTGGCGGCGAAGGAGCTCATCAGCATCAGTGAGCACGTGGCGATCGTGGACATCGTCGTCGGCACGGTGCGAGACATGTACAACAGCCTGTCCGCTCGCTACACGCGAGACCGCGAGGAGCGGGCGAAGCTGACACGGCTCTGCGAGCAGGACATGAAGGGCCTGTCCGATAAGTGGGCACGACTGGCTAAGTCTGCAGAGGACGAAGCCGCAAACGAGGACGAGGAATGACGAACATGCCAAATCCCTACGCGCCGAGCCAGCCAGCGAATCCATACGGGCAGCAGCCGCCGAGCCCCCAGCCTCAGGATGATCCGCTGTTCATCGAATGTTAGCCCTCAATGCCTGACTTCTCATACATCGATCGCGGCAAGAGGGCTGCTGCTCTCTACCGCGCATCGCTCAACATCGTTCCGCGCCCCCGTCAGAAGCCTGACGAGTGGGGCGCGTTGAACCGCGTGTACCCTGCGCACACCGGCGTCCCTGGCCCGCGAGACCCCAACCTCACTCCGTATGCGATTGAGTGGGCACGCGTGCTCGGTGCCAACGTGAGCGGTGGTCCTCTGTACATTCGTGGCGTGCTGGCGTGCGGAGCCCAGATGGGCAAGACGGATAGCATGCTCGACGTCATCGGCGAGCGCATGGACAACCGGCCGAGCCCCATCATCTATGTGGGGCCGAACAAGGAGTTCAACGTCGACCAGTTTGAGCCGCGTCTCATGCAGCTATTCGACGAGTCCGAGAACCTCGGCGCGAAGCTGGCACGCGGCAAGCGTATGAAGAAGACACGCAAGCTTGTGTCCGGTGTTCCCGTGCGCTTGGCACATGCGGGCTCGTCCACCGCGCTTAAGAGCGACCCGGCTGCTCTGGCGTTGGTGGACGAGTACGATGAGATGATGGGGAACATCCGTGGACAGGGTGACCCTCTCGGTCTCGTCGAGGCGCGTGGCTTCACGTATGCAGACTTTGTAACCGGCATCTCAAGTACGCCTTCCTTGGGAGCCGTGGAGTGCGATGAGCCTGACCCTGCCAGTGGGCTCATCTTCTGGAAGCCGTCTCACCCAGATGACGTCAAGTCTCCCATATGGAGACTCTTCCAGGGGGGCACCATGCACCATTGGTGCTGGAGGTGCCCGCACTGTGATCAATGGTTCGTGCCACGCATGAACCTCCTCAGCTGGACCCACGCGAAGCGCCAAGGGCGCGAGCAGGCCAGCCCCACCGAGGCACGCCGCACGGCGTATCTCGAGTGTCCGCGCTGCCACAAGCACATCGAGGACAAGTGGCGCACGGTGCTGAATGAGACGGGCCGCATGGTGGCTCCCGGGCAGTCGATCGACGAGGACGGCAACGTCTGTGGAGATCCCCCCGACTCACAGACCGCGAGCTTCTGGGTATCTGGCCTGTGCTCTCCGTTCCGCACCTTCGGCGAGCGAGCGCAGGACTTGGTCACTGCAGAGAACAGCGGTGACTCGCATGAGATACAGACCATTGTGAACTCGCGCTTCGGCGAGTGCTACATCAACCTCGCGGGCGACGCGCCGGAGTGGGCGCACGTCAAGGCGCACGCCAACATCTACGAGCGCGGCACCGTGCCGAGTGACGTCGTCAAGCTCGTGATGACAGTTGACGTGCAGAAGAACCGGATCATGTGGTTGGTGCGCGGCTGGGGTGCGCGCGGCACCAGCTGGCTCGTGGACTACGGTGAGCTCTGGGGCGAGACGTTCGAGGCGGGGGTGTGGGATGATCTCGCGGACCTGATCAAGCAGCCCTGGGACGGCATGGATCTCAACTTGGTGCTGGTGGACTCGGGCTTCCGCCCCGGCAAGAAGGACGAGATGCCCATCAACCGGGTGTACGACTTCTGTCGCAGGTTCAGCTCGCTGGTGAAGCCCACCAAGGGCAGCAGCACGCCGATGCGCACGCCGATCAGCAAGGCGAAGGCCGAGGTGACGCGCAAGGCAAGTGCCGCGCGGTACGGGCTCGAGGTGGTACGGCTCGACACCGATCGCTGGAAGTCCTTCGTGCACGAGAAGGTGAAGTGGCCGGACGACAGCCCCGGTGCGTGGCACCTGTTCGCAGACGTCAGCGACGACTACTGCAGGCAGATCGTCTCGGAGTCGCGCGTCATCCATGAGTCTGGTCGCGTGGAGTGGGTACGCCGCAACAAGGAGAACCACTTCCTCGACTGCGAGGCGATGCAGGGTGCAGCCAGCTACATGCTGAACATGCAGCGCATGAAGGAGCGCCCACACGTACAGCGTGAGGAGGACCACAGTCCGCCGCCGGAGCAAGGTGCTCGCGTGCTGGTGCAGGGTCCTGATTACAGTGAGACGAAGCAGGAGCTAACCACTCATGCTCAGCAAATAAGCGCCACGCGTAAGCGTACGAGCCTCGCAGACCGCCTGCCCAAGTGAACCTCCGCATAGCAGAGGCGATGTTTGTTGTCGCTGGCCTGCTCATCGTCTACGCTCTTTTGGAGATAATTATGAACCAAGTAAGGCCGCGCGGTGAGTGGATCATCCGCTTGGTGGCCCTCGCAGGGCTGCTGCTCACTGCCTGGATCTCGATCGTGCCCTCGTTCGGTCGCGACGTTGATGGCCGCTACGCTGACTCGCCACTCAAGCCGTGGTTCGACAGCCTGCGCAGTGGCAAGGGGCCGTGCTGCAGCGACGCTGACGGCACCGCGCTGAGTGACACGGACTGGGACTTCAAGAACGGACACTACCTCGTGTTCATCGAGAACAAGTGGTGGGTGGTCCCCGATGAGGCCGTCATCAAGGAGCCCAACAAGGTGGGGCGAACCATGGTGTGGCCGACCTACTACCGCGCGAACGGCGTGCAGCTGGACCGCGTTGATATCCGTTGCTTCATGCCCGGGAGTATGACCTGATGCCATTAGTGGGCGGGAACTTCGGCATTCCGATCGGTGGGGGCAGCACGTCAACCGCGCAGATCAACAAGACCTCCTTCGCGGGCATGACGCTCGCGCAGGTGCAGTCCTACTACACGTTGCTCCAGACTGCATACCTGGACCTGACGCTGGGCAACAAGCCGATCACGGTGAGCTACGAGGGTAAGTCGGTCACGTACACCGTGGCTGATGCCAATCGACTTAAGGAACTCAGAGACGAGGCCGCCCAGCTGCTCGGCTACGGCAGGCAGCGTCGCGCACTTCGCCCCTACTTCAGATAGGAGAGACCACGATGGAAGTTTGGACACGCGTTCACGGAGCCGACGCTCGCACGCAACCCACGCAGGCGAGCACTGTCTCGCTCGTCACGGGTGGCGGTGGCAAGTCCGTCGTGACCACGACACACAGCACCAGCGGCAAGGGCCGGTAGAGTATCAAGCATGCCTGAAGGCAAGGGAGTTCAGTTCCTCGATCAGTACGGCGCACCCATGCAGCCGCAGCGCAGTCGCGTTGCGCTGAATGGCGGCGGCCCCGGTGGCAGAGGGAACATCCCCTATGACGCGGCTGACATCTATGGTCAGCACATGTCTGAGTGGAGGCCGTTCCTGTGGAGTCCGGACGGCGAGATCAACATGTACCGCGACCGCATTGTGTCGCGGGTGCGGGATCTCGTTCGGAACGATGGCTGGGCCAGTGGTGCTGTAACCCGCATTCTGGACAACGCCGTGGGTGGCAACCTGCGGCCCATCCCCAAGCCGGACTATCGCTGGCTGGCGCAATACACTGGCAACAAGGCGTTCGATCACGCTTGGGCCAAGGAGTACGCACGGGCCATTGACGCCTACTGGCGCACGTGGGCTCTCGACATGGGCCGGTGGTGTGACGCCACGCGCAACCAATCATTCGGTGAGCTCATGTTCACCGGCTTCCGCCACAAGCTGATTGACGGTGATGCTCTCGCCGTCATGCAGTACATTCCCGAGCGCCTTGGCTATGGACGCGCGCACTACGCGACGGCTGTCCAGCTGGTAGACCCGGACCGTCTCTCTAATCCCCAGTTGCGTTTCGACTCGATGACCATGCGAGGCGGGGTTGAGATCGACAGTTACGGCGCTGCGATCGCTTACCACATCCGCAAGGCTCACGCGGGCGACTGGTTCAGCGCTAGGGAGTCGCTCACCTGGGAGCGCGTCCCTCGCGAAACGGACTGGGGCCGCCCCGTCGTGGTTCACGACTTCGATGGTGATCGAGCGTCGCAGAATCGCGGCGGGGCTGGGATCTTCGCACCTGTGCTGCAGCGGCTCAAGATGCTGGTGCGGTACGACGGTGCAGAGTTGGACAGCGCCTTGATCAACGCCATCTTCGCGGCGTACATCGAGTCCCCGTTCGATCAGCAGATGGTGCAAGAGGCGCTCGACGACGGTGAGCACCTGAACTACTATCAGCAGGAGCGAGTCAACTTTCACGCTCAATCGAAGCTGGCGCTGGGCAACGCGCGTATCCCGATCATGTTCCCGGGCGAGAAGATCAACACGGTCAACTCCTCGCGCCCGAGCGACAACTTCAAACCGTTCGAGAACGCCGTGCTGCGGAACGTGGCAGCTGGCGTGGGCCTCTCTGCGCAACAGATCAGCAATGACTGGAGCGACGTGAACTACAGCAGCGCACGCGGTGCGCTTCTCGAGGCATGGAAGACGATCGATCGGAGGAGGGATGACTTCACACTTCACTTCGCGTCTCCCATCCGTGGCTGCGTTCTTGAAGAAGTTCACGCCATGGAGGACGTCCCCCTCCCCAATGGTGCACCGGACTTCGCCGAGTGCCGCACCGCCTACTGCCGCGCCAAGTGGCTCGGGCCTGCGCGTGGCTGGATCGATCCTACATCGGAAGCGCAGGCGGCCATTCTAAGGATGGACGGTGCGCTCAGTACGCTCGAGGACGAGTGCGCTCAGCAGGGCCTGGACTTCGAGGACGTGCTGGAGCAGCGTCGCTACGAGATCGGCTTGTTCACTGAGTACGGCATCCCGCTGCCCGAGTGGTCCGGGATACAGCCGATTCCCGCAAACGAGACCAAGAAGCCAAAGTGAGGACACAATGGAACTAGCAGCTATTGCACTTGCCGCCATTTTGTTGGTGGCGGGCATCGCCTACCTCGTGACCAGGAAGTCGACGGCCGTCGGCGGGGCAGCACCGGGACCCACCACACCAGCTGAGTCACCGCCGCAGGGAACCAACACCAACCCGCCGAACGCACCTAGCTCGTAGGTGCACGGTGACTAAGCTCTCAAGCGTACTGCGTAGTACACACGATGGGTACTCGCATTACTGCCCAGCGTGTGAGAGCCTGCACTACATTCGTACGAAGGGCGCGCATGCCTGGGAGTTCAACTATCGCGTTGAGTCTCCCTCGTTCAACCCCTCTGTCAAGGTGGAGTACAATGGTCAGGACGCGGATACGCGCCCTGCCTACCGTGACGGGCACCGCGCTCCCTCGCGCGTCTGCCATTACTTTCTCATCCATGGTGAGCTCCTCTTCTGCACCGACTGCACGCACGAGATGGCTGGCAAGCGGGTGAAGCTTCCAGACATTCCACACGACGGTTATGAGGACTTCGAATGAAGACCGTTCCACAGTTGCTTAGCGAGCCCATGCTGATACTGCCGCAGAAGGCATCCACGATGCTTGAGGCGTGGCAGCGCTTGGGTCTTGAGCGGCACAGCAACGAGCTCGTTCGGCTTCGACCGCTCGCTGAAGTACTCGGCGAACGCGCTCCCCCCGATCCCCTGGCTTTCTCCATCGAGGCGGCGGATCGGGGGGATCGAAAGCCCTACCAAGTGGTGCAGGGTGTTGCGGTGATCGACATCAAGGGCGTGCTCATGCACGAGGTCTCTTTCTGGGGCTGGCTGTTCGGCGATGAGATGGGCTACCCGACGATCCGCGAGGCGCTCATGATTGCCAAGGCTGACCCGGAGGTGCGCGGCATTGCGCTGGATGTAAACTCGCCCGGTGGCATGGTCAGCGGGTGCTTCGATCTCGCGGACACCATGTACGAAATGCGCGACGAGAAGCCGGTGTGGGCGATCATCGATGAGTCCTGCTACAGCGCGGCGTATGCGCTGGCCTCGACCGCTGATCGCATCATACTCCCGCGCACGGGCGGCATTGGTTCAGTCGGCGTGATCACCATGCACGTGGACATCACCAAGGCGCTGGATGAGATGGGCGTCAAGGTGACCACCATACAATACGGAAAGCGCAAGTCGGACTCCTACCCGACTACACCGCTCTCCAAGGACGCACGGGAGCGCATGCAGGCGGAGATCGATGTACTCGGTCAGATGTTTGTGGACCTCGTGGCAAGAAATCGCGGCATCGATGCATCCACGGTCCGCGAAACGGAGGCTGGATGCTTTCTTGGTGAGGCCGGTGTCGAAGTCGGCTTTGCAGATGCAGTGATGCCCGTTGATCAAGCGATCAGCGAACTAATTGAAGAAGTCAACTAACGTCCCCAAAAAGGAGAATAGACTAATGACTACAGTTTCAGGAGCTCCCACCAGTGGGCTTGCTCGCATTGCGGCCCTGGCCCGTGGCAACAAGGCTGCGAAGAAGGCCGAGGACGACAAGAAGGACGAGAAGGACGCCGACAAGGGCGGCGATGACGACGACGCCAAGGCCGAGGACAAAGAGGACGACGACGATAAGGCGTCCGACAAGAACCCGGACGAGGAAGAGAAGTGCGAAGAGGACGACGACTCGGCCGCCGAGGACGATGACGAGGAAGACGACGACAAGAAAAAGAAGGACTCCAAGAAGGCGGCCAAGGCTGCACGCTTGTCGGAGCGCGCACGCATCAAGAAGATTCTTGGATGCAAGGGTGCGCAGGCCAATCCTGATGGAGCCTTTGCTGCGGCGTTCGATACCAACATGTCGGCGAGTGAGGCCGTTGCGATCTTGAACATGATGGGTTCCTCGAATACTGCTGCTGAAGAGGCCAATGCTGGCACACGCGAGACCATGCGCCAGCGTCTGGAGCAGACGCCGTCCCCGACGGTTGGCTCCGGTGATGCCTCGACTCAGCAGCCGGACTTGGCGAACGCCATCATCGCAGCTGGCAAGAAGCGTCGCGGCGAGCCGTAAGCCTCGCCCCTCACACTACTCACGTTCAACCCCTTAAGAAGGAAGCATAGACTATGGCACTCACCGTGGGACTCTACGGAGACAATCCTCAGCAGCCGTTCATCGCTGCCGAAAGCTACATCCCGGATCAATTGATCGCGGGCAATCTCAAGCTCGTCAGCGAGCAGATCACTGTCTCGGGTAGCGCACAGCTGCCGCGCGGCACCGTGATGGGCATCTCCAAGTTCGCCGCGCTCACGAGCTCGGTGGGCAAGACGCCCGCCACTGGCACCGTGATCGTTGCGGCCCTGCCCACCGATGGCGACACCGTCACCATCTTCGGCACCGCCATCACGTTCAACCTGCAGTCGCAGGTGGGTCAGCTACCGCGCCCGCAGCAGGTGTTGTTCACGTCTTCCATGACCACCGCGCAGGTGGCTCAGGCGCTGCTCGCGGCGTTGAAGGCTTCGAGCGACGCCAACATTGTCAAGGGCACGTACTCGCTCTCGGCTTCGACCGTTACGCTGACCTCGGTGGCGTTCGGCACGGGCGCGAATGCTCTTACCCTGGCGACCAGCAACGGTACGGCGTTCACCGTCTCGGGCGCGACGCTCACGGGCGGCACGGCCAACACGGGCACCGCGACCATCGGCACGATCTCGGGCGGCCCCGCCACCAAGCCGGGCAACTACCTGATCACGCTGACGGGTGCCACCACCGGCAACGTGGAAGCGCCGACCGGCGAAGTGATCGGCACGATGACCATGGGCACCGCGTTCGTTGACCCGGAGATCAACTTCACCATCACCACGGGCGGCTCGCCTGCGGCTGGTGATATCTTCTCGATCAACGTGCCGGACTCCACTCAGGCCAACGTGTGGAAGCTCTGCACGGCTGGTGCAACGGATGGCAGCAACGTTCCCGCTGGCATCCTCGCCGATTTCGTCGATCCGACGGGCGGCAACGTCGGTGCAGGTGCGTATGTGCAGGGCGAGTTCAACGCGAATGCCATCGTGTATGACTCCTCGCTCAGTGTCTCCACCATCCGTAACGCGTTCCGCGGAAACGGTATCTTCATCAAGAACGCGGTGAGCGCAGCGGATCCCACCTGATCCGCTGAACTTTCCTCGGTCAACGCAACCTCTTTAAGGAGAGAATAGAATTATGGTTGGTACTGTCACTGTTCCGGTTGGTGGGAACCTCATCTACGACACCAATACGCTCATCGCGGTGGTCCCGAACTTGAAGCGGGCTACCTCGTTCCTTCTGGACAAGTTCTTTCCGAACGTGCACACGGCGGACTCGGAATTTGTCTCGATCGACGTTGACATCGGCAAGCGGCGCATGTCGCCGTTTGTTTCGCCGCTCGTTGAAGGCAAGCTCGTCGAGCAGCGGCGCATTCAGACGAACGTGTTCAAGCCCGCGTACATCAAGGACAAGCGAGCGCCGGATCTTCGCAAGCCGGTGCGCCGCATGATCGGCGAGCGACTGGGCGGAGACATGACTGGTGCCGAGCGCGAGATGGCAAATCTCGAGTTCGAAATGTCCGATCAGGTGGACATGCTCACCCGTCGTCTCGAGTGGATGGCCGCGCAGGTGCTCGTCAAGGGCACTGTGACCATCAGCGGCGAGGGCTTCCCCACCGTGGTCGTTGACTTCGGTCGCGACTCCACGCTCACCGTTGCCAAGACTGGCACGGCGAAGTGGACACCGGCGAACGTTGCAGCTGGCAATGCGCTCCCGGTGATGGACATCGAGGCTTGGCAGCGCCAGATTCTCAAGAAGTCCGGCGCGCAGGTGACGGACATCGTGTTCACCACCACTGCATGGGAGGGCTTCATCGCCGACCCGTTGCTGCGCGGCGCGATCTACTATCCGAAGCTCGGTGAAGGTGGCAACGCCATCAACATCGGCGCGCAGATCACGCGCGGTGCCGTGTACAAAGGCAAGTGGGGCCAGTACGACCTCTGGATCTACAACGAGTGGTTCGTTGAGTCCGGCACGGATGGACAGACGAATGTCGATCAGGAATACCCGATGATGCCAGATGGCTCGATCATCCTGGCGGGCGCGGACCTGATGGGCATGCGCGCGTTCGGCCAGATCCTGGACCCCGCGCACAACTACGCGGGTCTCCCCTTCGCGCCCAAGACTTGGGTCAGCGAAGATCCCGCTCAGCGCTACCTGCTCATGCAGTCGTCGCCGATCGTGATCCCGTCGCGGGTCAACGGCTCGTTCGCAGCGCAGGTCTGCGATCCGGTGCTCGGCTAAGTAGCCGGGCACTACACCTTTTAACTCTCAGCAACAGGAGGCCTAAATGGCAGAGGAAAAAGAGAGCAAGAAAATGGGCCGCGCGCTGGTGGCGCGCGGTCGCACGGTCGAGGCAGCAGTGCCCGGCTCCAAGCGGGTGGTCGGTTACGATCCCGACACTAAGCAGGCGCTTCACGGCCCCGTGATGAAGCAATACGGCGAGCACCAGGAGGTTACGCTGCCTCTCGATGAGATCCGCACGCTGCAGGACAGCGGGTTCCTCATTGACCCCAACAAGGGTCAAGAACCGAGGAACGCGTTGGCCGAGGGCTCTCACATGCAAGAGTTCTCTAACTGATGTTCCCCGAGTGGGTCCTGCTCATACTGAAAGAGAACGGAGTCGCGGGGGCGATCGTCTTCGTTCTCTGCAGTGTGGTAGTGGCCCTCGCTTACGTTGTTCGCTCGATGTACAATCAAGCGAACAAGGTCTACGGCTATCGCCTCACCGAGCGCGACACGCTCACCAAGGCGCTGAACGATGCCACAGCTGCGATCAACGCCATGAAGGTGTCAGCTGACGAGCGCAACGAAGTTACTGACGAGATGGCTATTTCCCTCAAGCTACTCGTGCAGCGAATAGAGTCCAACCACCTAGCGCTCAAGGATGAGATGATCCGCACGGGCGCTTCGGTCACTACTGCGGCAACAGTGTATGCGAAGACGGTCGACGACATTCGTGCCACTATCCTCGCGATTGGACACCGCAAGTGAGCATCATAAGGTCTTTGTTGGGGGCGCTGCACATCTACCCCAGCGTATCGAGAGCAGAGTACGAAGAGGCGCTCGATGAGAATGTGCAGTACGACTTGGAAAGTCACTCTCGCGCAGTCGAGGGGCTCAAAGAGGCCACGGCACAGAATCGCGTGACCAATCGGAACCTCCGATCAACAGTCGCAGGGATCAAGCGCAGTGCGTTCATCGATCTCGAAGACATGATCAACCGCGACGTGGGCAAAAGGGCAAATGGAAATCATCAGCTTCCTCGCTAGAGAGTGCCTGAACGGGATCATCTTCCCGCTGGGGATGTGCTTCCTGTACTGGACATTCTGGCATCTAACGCAGGCACGCCTATCGTACGGTCCCGCCAAGTGGTTACGCGCCCCCGGTGTGGCAATGGCGTGCGTACTGGCCTGGATCTTCTTTGCGGATACTCTTGAGTCCGGGTCGATGTTCATCTTTCTGCGCGCGTTCAACGCGCACCAGACGGTGTCGATGCTGAAGTTCAACTTGGTCCTCATCGTATCCGGCTGCGCAATGGTGTTCGGCATGCTGCGCGGCATCTATCTCTTCTCGCGCAGGGAGATGGGACACAAGGGCTGGATCTTCAGCGCGTTGTTCGCCGTCGCATTCGTAGCTGCTAGCCAGTGGTGGTCTCATGCCTATTGACTTCTCTGCGCTCGTGCTCGGCCCGTGCATGAACACGTTCGCGAAAGGCGTGAGTGTTACGCCGATCGCGTCCAATCCGATGGGTGCACCGTACACCGCACGCGGCATCTGGATTGTCGAGAACGTCACGGTCATGGCGGACTACGAGGCACCTGTCTCGTCGCGCAACATAAAGTTCGGCATCAAGCTGGATGACTTCCCGTTCCCGCCCGCGCAGGGGGACTACGTGACGGTCGCGGTCAAGGATCTGCCCATGGGGTACAAGGCGGACAACCTGGACCCCAGTGCCAGCGTAGACTTCGTCATCGACAACGACCAGCCCGACGGGCAGGGCGGCAGCACGCTGTTCCTCAAAAGAAAGCCACAGTGAGCACTATCGCCACGTACATACGCGATCAGGCGTACAAGCGGCTGACCGTTGGCCCCATCGCGGGCAACTGGGAGAAGACGCGCAAGCTGCCTATCCCCACGCTCAGCGACCAGGATCTGCCCTGCCTCAGCGTGTTCATGATCCGCGAGAACATGGAGGCCGATGGGGATGAAACCGTTGGGCCGCCGCGCTTCGTGTGCAACATGGTACTCGGCATCTCCATCTTCGACAGCGCGCTGAAGCCGGACGTGCTCGACGGCAAGCTTGATACGCTGGTGGATCTCATCGAGGACACGCTGCTGCAGGATATCACGTTCGTCTCCATGAAATGGACGGATGGTCAGCAGTTGCTCGAAGGGTTCCCCAGCATACAGCGGACGAACCACTACCCGCAAAACGGCGAGTCGTATCTCATGGAGGCACGCATCGCCATGACTATCAAGTACCGCGTGTTCTTCGAGCCCATCGCACCGAATGCCTTCACAGAGGTGGACGTGCACGCGGCACCGTTCGACGGAACCATAGACTCCGGCGAGTTCACTACTTCGATTGACCTGCCACAATAATCATAAGGAGCCCGCACGTGCCCATCATCACAGTGTACCCTACGCATGAGAACGCGCACGTTCTCGCCCATCCGCAGAGCGGCAAGATCAGTGACGAGGGCTCCAAGTGGGAGCACGACCCGTTCACGCAGCGGCTCATCGACACGAACGAGATCTCTACGGATCCCGCACGCGCGCACAAGTTCAGCGCCAACAAGAAAACCGATCACGGCAAGCCCCCCGCCCGCGCGACCACTGCAGGTCAAACGGGGGCGGCGGCAGCTGCGATGGTTGCTGACTCGCCCTCTTCCACGGATCAGAGCTAAGGAGCCACGCTAGATGACTATCAGCACGCAAATCCCCGAGAGTTGGAACCTTCCGCTCTTTTGGGCCACGGTCGACGGAAGTCAGGCCGGAAACACTTCGAGCGCACAGCGCGCTCTCCTCGTAGGCCAGATGTTCACGTCCGGTGGTTTCTCGGGGACCGCCGCGCTGAACGTTGCCATCCCGGTGGGGTCCGCTGCGCAGGCGGCCAACTTCTTCGGGCTCGGCTCCATGCTTCATCGCATGTGCGTGGCGTTCTTCGCCAGTAACACGTCGCAGCAGTTGTGGTGCCTGCCCATCGCGGACCCTGCAGGGCAGGCGGCCACGGGCACGCTCGTGTTCAGTGTCAGCAACCTGCAGTCCGGTGTTCTCTCGCTCTACATCGCGGGCCAGAACATGCAGATCACGGTGAACTCGACGGACACGGCGACCATCGTGGCGACAAACGTGGCTGCGGCCATCAACGCGCTTGACCCGCTGCCCATCACCGCCACTGCTGCGGCTGGTGTCGTCACCATGACTTGCCAGTGGGTTGGGCTCACCGGCAACGACATCATCGTCATGCCGAACTACTACGGCCCGCAGTCCGGCGAGGTGATGCCAGCTGGCTTGACCATGCTGATGTCGCAGATCACCATCCCGGCCTCGGCAGCCACCACGACCGCGTCGCCGACGCTGACGTTCACTGCAGGTGCAGACATCAACGTTGTGGCAGGTATGACCGCGTATGACCTGACGGTCGGAACACCGAGCGCGACGTCGATCCTGGGCACGGTGCTCTCGGTCGCCAACACCACGGTGACGCTGAATGCGAACGCCGCACATGCGGTTACGCTGAGCGACAACATTGGCTTCTTCTCCACTGCGTGGGGGCAGCTGCAGGGTGGAACGGGCAACCCCGGCTTCTCGTCGGCGATCGCCAACATCCAGCTTCTGCAGTTCCTCTACGTGGGCCTGCCGTACAACGACGCGGCGTCACTCTCCGCGTGGGCGGCGGAGTACGGCTTCGGCACGGGGGGCCGCTGGAACTTCCAGCGCCAGCAATATGGCATGGTGCTCAACTGCAGGCGGGATACGTACTCGAACCTGCTCACCTGGGGCATCACGCAGAACGCGCCCGTCATCTCGACGCTCGGCATCGAGCCCAAGGTCCCGACGCCGCTCTGGGAGGTCACGGCGTGCTATGCCGCTGACGCTGCCCTCGGCTTCACTGACGACCCTGCTCGTCCACTACAGACCCTTGAGCTCCTGGGCGTGTTGCCCGCGCTTCAGCAGGATCGCTTCCTGCAGACGCAGCGCAACAATCTCGCCAATAGCGGCCTTGCCGTGCAGGGCGTCAACTCAGCTGGCAACATGGAGATCCTCGTCGAGGAGTCGCAGTACCAGTTCAACGCGTTCGGTCAGGCGGATACCGCGTTCGGCAAGCTCACCGTCCTGGCGACGCTGGCCGAGTTGCTCACGCGCATGAAGTCGGCGATCACGTCGAAGTACCCGCGCTCCAAGCTGGTGCCTGATGGCACCCGCATCGGTCCAGGCCAAGCGGCCGTCACGCCGACGGACATCAAGGCTGAGATCGTGTCGGAGTACCGTGCTGCAGAGTTCGACGGGCTAGTTGCCAGCACCACGGACTTCATCGCGAACCTGATCGTTCAGATCGACCCGAACAGCCCCAACAAGGTTCAGGTTCTCTGGCCGCCGCGTCTCGCTGGTCAGCTGCGTCAATTCGACGTGCTGGCACAGTTCCGTCTCATGTACCCCGACGACACGCAAGTCGCGTCGTAACCCCGCCATTTTGAGAGGACGAACAAACAATGGCAAGCCCGAATAGAATTGGCGGTGTCCTCAGTCTGCGTGTCGATGGCACGCAGTATGAGGCTCGCGGCAACTTCCAAGTCACACCTAGCTCTGTCAAGCGTACGGGCGTGGCTGGTCAGGACAACGTGCACGGCTTCATCGAGGAGCCGATCGTACCGTCCATCAAGGGAGACCTCTCCATCGGCAATCAGTTGTCGGTGAAGCAGCTGGAGGCACTGGACAACGTCACAGTGCAGGTGATCCTCGCCAACGGGCGCACGTACGTTCTATCGAACGCGTGGACCACGTCGGCGTTCGTCATCGACGCGCACGACGGCAAGGTCGAGGTCACGTTTGAGGGGCTCACCTGCGACGAGATGTAGTTGGAATGAGGGCTGGCAACTTGCCCTAAAAGTTGCACCACAAACAAAAATCAGAGGACTACCATGACGAAGCGCGTTGCAAAGGTTGAAAAGGAAGGGCTCACCGAAGAACAGCCTGAGGCTGTGCCTGCGGATGAGCTTTTCTCATATGTGCTGCAGAAACCGATCAAGTCGTACGGCAAGGAAGTGCGTGTCATCAAGATGCGTCGACCGACCGGTCATGATTTGATGGCAGTGGGCAACCCGGTGGTTTTCTATCCATATACTACGCCAATCAAAATCGAGCACGACTTGCCCAAGGTGCTCAACATGGTGGCGCGTATCTCCGAGCCGCCCATCCCGTCAGGCTCACTGGCGGACATGGACCCCAACGACATCCTCGGCATTGCTTGGGCCATCTCGCCGTTTTTTACTCCGGCGAGGTAGACACGCCGTTGGTCTACGAGCTCGTAGACATCGCAATCGACCTCGCCTTGACTTTCAAGTGCAGCCCCTTCGAGTTCATGGACGTACCACCGCGCTCGCTATACATGCTCAGGCAGCGCACGAACGTCGTGATCAAGAAAATGCAGCAGGATTAAATGTCTGAACAAGAGACCCTTCGCCTCGTCGCTGAAGTAGTCGACAAGTACAGCGCACCGATGAAGCAGATGATGGACCAGCTGAACAAGCTGGGCCAAGCGGCGAAGGGTGTCCACGAGGATGGCAAGAAGCGCACTAACGAGCACACCAAGGCGTTTCGTGATCTTCACGACCAGCTGAACAAGGTCAAGGATACTACCACCGACGTTCTTCGTCCCGCGTTCAATGCGCTGGGTATTACGGTTCTCTCCGTTGCAGGCAGCATCGCAGCGGTGAGCGAGGCGGTCAAGAACTTCGGCGAGTACGGGCAGAAGCTGGAGTACGCACACCGCGCCAGCGGCCTGCTCACATCCTCCGTGCGGGGCTTGTCCGAGGCGAACGAGCGCTTCGGCATGTCAGCCGAGGACACCATACGCTCGCTGGAGCAGTTCGGCGGGCACATGAACGAGCTCGCTCGCAAGAACCCGAACTACATAAACGAGTTCAAGAAGTACCCGCGCCTGTGGAACGAGCTAGGCAGCGCGCTGATGAACGGGCATCTCACCCGTCAGCAGCAGCTGGACAAGGCGATGAACTACGTCTCTACCATCCGAGACGTCGACCAGAAGAAGCGCGTGCTGGCGCTGCTCGGCCTACCCGAGAACTGGGCTTATCTCTCCGAGAAAGAGATGGCCGAGATGCGCAAGCGGGCGGAGGACTTCAACAACCGCTTCCCGTTCAGCGCCAAGGCCGCCGAGGATGCCAAGAAGGCGTGGGACGACTTGATCACCACGTTCCACGGCCTGCGCGATGAGATGGGTGGCGAGTTCGCGCCCGGCTTCTCTAAGGGCCTGAAGGAGTTCAACGAGCTCATTAACTCCGAGTCCTTCAAGGAGTTCAAGGGCTACGTTGACGCCGTGGGCAAGTCGCTGAGCGGCTGGAACATCGGCTCATTCAAGTCTGACGCGCAGGATCTAAAGGCAATCATGGACGCCATCAGCGCGACCGTGCACGGCGTCGAGGGTATGTGGGCGAAGATCGCCGAGATCTGGAAGCGAGGCTTCGGCAGCGGCACGGGCACAGGTGCGCCCGGTAGCCAAAGCGACCAAAAGCAGCAGGACAACGTGAAGGAGGGCACTCGCAAGGGTCTCGAGGAGTTCTACAACACGCTCAAGCAACAAAACAACGACGGCGGCTACACTCCCATGGCGTACCATCCCCCCGGCTCATCCGGCGGCGGAGGCGGGGGGACGCCGAGGTTTGGAAGCGCGGAGTACCCGAACCTTGGTGCGGGCGCACCGGGTGGCGGCGGTGGTCTCAGCGGTGGCAGTGTTCCGAAGTCCTCGCAAGGAACAGGGAACGGTGCTCTGGGTCCCGATGCGATGTACTCAATGAACCCTGGTCCGCAGAATGATTCGGCGCTTGCCTCTGATCGTGAGAAGCGGTTTAGGGATGAGGTCACTAGAAATCCCGGGCTTCTTGACCGCATGGCGCAAATATCGCTCGGCGAGAACAAGGGCAAGAAGGCCAATCAAGAGGTCATCGAGACGATATTCAACCGCGCTTCAGCGCGCGGCACCTCGCTTGCGCAGGCAATGAAGGAATACACGGGGCGAGGTTCCGATGGTTACTATCCGGGGACCACGTTCTCGGGCGGTGCGCGGGCGATGGGCAACGCAAAGCTTCGCGCCATGGCAGAGGAGCACATTCGCAAAGCGTGGGGCGGCAGCAACGTCAGCGGATATGCCACGGACAATTCATCGAGTTGGTTGGCTGAGAAAGAAAAGCGGTCTGGTGCATTCACGTGGCACAACGACGACAGCGCTGAGTCGTTCTTCTCACCGGGAAAGTCTGGGGGTGGGCGAGCCTCTCGAGGCAGCTATCTCAAGTGGCTGCACGGGCTCGATGGTCAGAGGAAAGACAGCGACGCCGAGCTTCTCTCCAAGGGCATGAAGACCATGGACAACCGCGACTTCAAGGGCAACGCCAACGTGACAGTTGACTTCCGCAACATGCCGAAGGGCGTTGCCGTTGCTGGCAAGGCTGATGGCATGTTCAAGCAGGTGACGCTCAACCGTGGGCGGCAGATGTTCGACAGCGACAAGATGGGTCTCGGCTGATGGTGCTCTCATTCTGGCGGCTCAACCTGCAGCCCGCCTCCTTCAATGGTGCAGTCTTTCACATCGCGGTCAGCTCTCGTCAAGGAGGCAGGCGGCAGGTGGAACATGAGTTTCCCAAGAAGGAGGATCCCTTCGCGGAGGACATGGGCCGCAGGGCGCGTGGCTTCAACATCCTGGGGTACGTCATCGGTGCAGACTTCGAGCAACAGCGCGATGCGCTGATCGAGCAACTGGAGCTCGAGGGCAATGGTACGCTCGTGTTACCCACTTACTCCGAGGACCAGATCGTGGTCTGCGACGTGTACAGCGTAGTGGAGCGGCGCGAGCACGGTGGGTACGCGGAGATAGAGATGCGCTTCCTCGAGGCTGGGCAGGATCCATCCACGGTGGCCTCAGTGGACACGCAGGGGGCGGCGAACGCAGCTGCAGACCAAGCGGGCGGGCTTGCCTCGTCCTCGCTGCAGGGCAATGACTTCAACGGCGCATTCATGAACTCATCGGACATTACACAACTCACATGAACAGCTTAGACGCAAACGAGGCGATGCAGGTATTGAACGGCACGGTATTCCCGTCGCTGCTCTCCTTGGTCTCGGGCTCGACACTTGCCAGCGCGCAACTGATCAGCTTGATCGGCATCCTCGCGGTCAATGGCCCGAACGAGTTGCAGGCCGTGCCAGATGGCGACAAGACATTCTGGCAGGACATCACCGTAATCTTCGATCAGGCGCAGGTCATGGGGGCTACGTTCCAGCAGCTGGAGAACGTGCGCACGACCATCGACGCGCTGACGCTCGTCGGTCTACCGGCCATCGCCGTGCGGAACTACTGCGTGCGCATGTGTCTCGTGGAGCAGGTGCGCATACTCGCTGACACTGTCTTCACGAGTAGGCAGCAGATAGACGCCTACTTCGACGCTATCAACACCTCGTTTGGTGACGCCGAGGAGGTCGCGGCGAATAACAAGGATAACGTTGCGTATATCGCTCTGCTCAAGTTGCATGGAGCAGCATCCAATGATCTTGCCACGCGCTCGCGCCCGTTACCGCTCATGACTACGTACAGTTACCCCAACGCGCGGCCCGCGCTGTGGATCGCGCAGAACCTGTACCAGGACCCCTCGCGATACAATGAGCTCATCTCGGAAAACAACCCGATCCGCCCGCTGTTCATGCCGACTAGCGGCAAGGCGTTGGCCTCGTAATGCCCAATCCAAAGGAGTTGGCGGCAGTGGTCGCCAATGGTCAGCGCTACGAGATCTGGACTGAGATCGAGGTGACACGAGACGTCTCTGACATCATCGATCACACGCTACTCACCGTAGCGGAGATCAGCCCAGAGACCAGCGGTGCCATCAGTGCATTGAAGCTGCAGCCGGGTGACAAGTGCACGGTCTTTCTAGCTGGGCAGAAGGTCATCACTGGTATGGTCTACATGCGACAGGCCGTGCTCGACCCAAACAATCATCAGGTGCAGATCGGCATCTCGTCGCAGGCACAGGCTGTGATGGTCTCCACCGTGGATGGCAATCCTGGTCAGTACACCAACCAGACGCTTCAGCAGATGGGCAGCGCGGTGTTCGGCCCCGTGGGCGTTAACTTCACGGTGAAGGCCAGCGGCGATGAGCAGTTCACGCGCGTAAGCGAGCACATCGGTGAGACACGTTTCGCATTTATCGAGCGCCTCGCGCGCATGGTCAACATGCATCTCTTCGACGACGGCAACGGTGGCATCCAGGCGTTTCGCGGGGCTTCCGGTGGCGGGCTCACGCTGAAGGAGGGCACCAACTTCAAGCGCGGGCGCATCCTGCTTAAGAACAGCGACCACGTGGACGACATCACCATCAAGGGCCACGACTTCGGCAACGACAGCGCCGACATGAACCGCTCGCCCGAGGGGAAAACCACGGCGGACCCGGCCATTGGAAGGTCGTTCAAGATGATCGCCGAGGAGATGGGTAGCTCTAGCAAGATGCAGAAGCGCGCCAATCATCAAGGAGACTGGACCAAGTACATGCAGGTGGATGGTGACATCACGACGCAGGGTTGGTTCGCCCCCGACGGTACACTCTGGTGGACGCATGTTGGAGAGAAGATCATGGTGAACTCGCCTTCGCTGCTGCCCGAGAACACTTTTAAGTTCATGATCAAGGGCGTGGTGCACCGTCAGTCCACCGCCAACGGAACGACGACTGACGTGCTGCTGTGCCGCGAGGACGGTTTCGGCAGTGGTCAGCAAGAACCGATACAGCACTGATGAGATTCGTATCACCACGCGGCTCGGCCGAGCGGGTTGGCAACTCGCTTTCACGCACCATCGTCGAGAAGGTCGACGACACCAAGCTCATGCAATATCACAATCTGTCGCTCTACTCGGACGAGCAGCAGAACGGAGTTGAGCACGCGCACCAGTACGGGTTCGTCAACGTGCCGCAGGAGCCCACCGGCGAGGGTAAGCAGCGCACAGGTGCCGAAGCATTCATGGGCTTCATGGGCGGCGGTCGCAGCCACGGCGTCGCGTTCATGGCGGGCGACAGGCGATATCGCCTGTACAAGCTGGCAAATGGCGAGGTCGCCATGCATGACGACCAGGGTCAGCAGATCCACATGAAGCGCGACGGGCTTTGGGCATCCGTGCCCAATAGCAAGAAGGTCATGATGCAGATCATGGACGACGACAAGCTGCCGCAGGCGGACGACGCGCCCACCAGCGGCAAGCAAAAGATGGGGCAGGTGCAGCAAGCGGGCCGGTCGGCGGCGATCAACGTCGTGCTCGACAAGAGCCAGTTCACCATCAACCATCCTAGTGGGCACGTGCAGGTCAACTGCGCGAGCTTCGGTGTAAACGCCAGCGGCGACGTCGGCGTGAAGGGTGGTGGCAACGTAGAGCTACAGGCGGGCAACAAGCTGGGCTTCGACGCGAGCGGCCCCGTGGTCACCAAGGGTGGTGGCAGCGTGGGTAGCAACGGTGCTGTCAGCAGTCCCGGCGACCAGCCTCCGATCCCAGCTTGGGAGGTGCCGTAAGTGGGCTTCTCAGATCTCCGCTTCATGTTCGACGCCACGCAGAACCGCGTGTTCGTGCAAGACATACCAGCCAGTGTCACACTCTCGCTTGCTACCAACATCAATCAGATCTGGTACAAGGAGGGCGTCGGGCTCATCTACTTCAACGACAGGCAGCACATCGGCGAGCCGTTCACCGACCCCTCCGTCTACCAGACGCAGATCAACGCGTGGATAACGGCGATGGCTACTGCAACTCCAGCGCTCACGCTTGCGCAAGCCAAGGTCATCAAGAACAAGTTCGTTGGAGCTATCTACGACGTCAAGCGGCAGGCACCAGTCACGGTCGGCACTTCTCTCGGTACGCTGCAGTTCGAGGCGACTGACTCTGCGATGCTCGCGTATACATTGCAGACAGGCTATCAGTTCGTGGCGAACCTGAACGCGATCATCGCGCAGCTAAACCAGTGCATCGCAGAGGGCAACGCAGTTCTTGGTGCAGCGAACGGCAACCTGATACCGATCGTCAATGCGCTCATCGGCAACAGTGGCGGCAGTGGTTTGGGCAAGTACGAGGTCCTGATGGATCAGTACAACCTAGAGACATTCGGTCTTTCTGGTGGTCAAGTCCAGCCGAATCCGCCCATTCGCGCGAACCTGCCCGGTGACGCGAGTGCGTGGGGCGGAAGTTTCGGCAGTGGCGTGGGCGGCATATCATCTGCATCTCCTGCCCTCGTCTCTCTTGGTTCTACAGCGGCACAATCATTCACCGAGAATGATCTCATAGCTATTATTGCGGCGGTCTCAACACAGGTCGTCGTCAAGCAGGCTGTGAACAACGCAAAGCAGGCAGCGGTGAACGCCTGCGGAACAATCGCAGCAGTTGTCGCGCTCGACGTGACGACGGGATGGTGAGATGGCAGACTTCAGGTTACAGGCACAGGACAGGGACCACATCAATCTGAACTTCGATTGGTTGCAGCTGGCAAGTGGGCTCATCGATGAGTCCATGGAGCTTGCTAGCGCTGTGCTCATTGCTTTGAACACCGACGCCACCGCCAGCGAGACGGACGTGCTGCCGGATCCACGCTCGACCGACAGGCGTGGATGGTGGGGAGATCTCAATGCAGGCACGTTGTGGGGTGGGTGGCCCATCGGTAGCAAGCTCTGGCTCCTCAAGCGTGCCAAGATCGTGGACAACAATGCGCGCGAGGGTGCGACCACTGCACGCGTGCGCTCGTACATAACCGCGTGCATCAGGCCCTTCGTCGACAACGGCATTTGCTCAAAGTTCACCATCGACAGCGTCGTCGTGGACAAGTCGAACAAGAAGATCTCTGCAGCCTTCACAATATATCGCGGACCTAAGTCGGCGATCAAACTTTCATACCAGCCACTCTGGTCTCAGCTGTTCCCGGGAGCATGACCTAAATGCCTTGGACTACACCAACGCTCGATGACGCGCGCACCATAGTTCGCGACGCCATTCAATCGCAGCTGCGCTCGGGGCCAATGATCCCGAACAGCGGCCTGCGCGTCATGTCCGACGCCAACGCCGCGCTCGCCCAGCTGACGATGCTCTACATCGACTGGCTCGCGCGCCAGTTGCTCCCAGACACCGCCGAGAAGGACTTCCTCGATAGGCATGCGGCCATCTGGCTGCCGAACAACGGGCGCAAGTCAGCGACGCTGGCGAACGGCGGTGCCACCATCACCGGCATCACCGGCAAGGTGCTCCCAGCTGGCTCGCAGTTCCAGGCGACCAGCGTCGATGGGACGACGACCTACCTGTTCCAGTCTGGCAACGCGGTGACTCTCAGTGGCGTCCCCACGCCGTTCACGTTCACGGCCATCACGGCTGGTCACACTGGACTTGCTGCAGGCGACACGCTGGCGCTCAACGTGGGCATCTCCGGCATCAACGGCACGGCCACTATCACTTCTATCGCTGATGGTATCAACGGTGAGACTGACGATGAACTCCGCGTCCGCGTCCTCGCTCGCATTCAGCAACCCCCGGTAGGCGGAGATGCGAACGATTTCGTGCAGTGGGTACTCGCGACACCGGGGGTGGCCGTGACGCGCGCGTGGTGCAGCCCGAACGAGATCGGCGCTGGCACCGTTACACTGCGCTTCATGGTGGATGACCTTCTCAACGAGATCAACGTGTTCCCTACTGCGCAGCAAGCGACGCTAGTCACTGCGTATGTAGACACGGTGCGCCCGGTCTGCCTGAAGGACAGGTTCGTGTTCGCTCCTACGCCAGAGCCGATCAACTTCGCCATCTCTGGCCTCTCGCCAGACACCGTTGCGAACCGCAACGCAATCCAGGCTTCGGTGAACAAGATGCTTTTCGAGCGGGCCGCACCTGCGCATGCCATCAACGGCGTGACGCAGGGCGCACAGACGATATATGCAGAGTGGGTCAGCGATGCCATCTCGCAGATCGCGTCCATCGATCACTTTACCTTGCTCATGAGTGATCACCCCATGCCGTTCAAGTCGTCTCTCGCGATTCTTGGAACCATCACCTACGGATGATTTTAGATGTCTTGGACGCAGCTATCCACTGTTGATTATCAGCAGGCGCTGAACAACCTTCTGCCCACGGGCGATGCTTGGCCCCGCGAGTTCAACTCCAGCATAGCTCTGCAGGAGGTGATCGCCGGTCTCGTGACGATCTACGGTGATCCAACTACCTCGGTGGAGCAACTAGCGGCGCTGTTGCTGCAGACTGAGAGTGATCCGCGCAAGGCCAACGTTCTACTCCCCGACTGGGAGACTGCGTTTGGTTTGCCAGATATTTGCTTACCGAGGTCTTCTGGGCTCACGATCGCACAACGTCAGCAGAGCCTTGTCAATAAGATAACTTTTCTAGGTGCGCAGTCTCGCGCCTTCTTCATCGCACAGGCCGCACTCAATGGTCAGACTGTCAGTCTCACGGAGTATGCACCCTACCAGTGCGGCATCTCTGGCGTGGGCAACACGACCAATCTTACCGATGACGGAACGTATCGCTGGGGACTTGGTCGCGAGGAAATACGCTTCGTGTGGGTTGTCGCACCGACCGCTCTCACTGCGAGCTTCAACGGTGCGGACTTGTTCTGCTTCATGAACCGCTGGAAGCCAGCGCACACCGAGGTGACGTTCGACTACAGTGCTCTCGCAGAATTTCGCTTCTCGCGACCCTGGAACTCCGGGTTGCTTGCCACTCTCTGATAGGGGATCTACGCAATGCCTTCTGCAAATGATAACATCAGCCTCAAGGACGGCGGCGACAATCCGTTCAAGATGCGCGCGATCGACGTCTCGCTTCTCGGAGACGGAACGGTTCAGCTCATTCGGCACTACTCGACGCTGTACCCTGCTGACTATGGTGTGGGCGGTAGCTATCACACGACCGTCAAGAGTGGGGCAATGGCCGTGGGATTGGGTGCAACTGCTCCGATACTTGCATTCCGAAATCCATCCGCGAATTTGCTTGCTGTCCTGCGGCGCATCAAGTTTGAGGCGTGGTCCACGGGCACAGGTTTTGCGGCTGGTCTGGCGTCCATCGACATGTCCATCGCTCGTAGTTTCTCGGTGCAAGACACGGGTGGCGCGGCTGTCTCGCTGACATCACCTCAGGCCAAGTTGCGCGCGGCAATGTCTGCTTCATCATCACTCATTCAGGTGGCGACTACCGGGGCGCTCACAGCTGGTACGCGCACCAAGGACACCAACCCTATCGAGGCATTACGCATCGCGGTGGGGACGGCCACGAACACGCCGTTCATTCCATTCGGTACGGAGCTCTACAAGAAACAGGGCAGTGATCATCCAGTGGTACTGGCACTGAACGAGGGCTTCGTTCTCGAGGCGACAGTTCCCGGAACGGGAACGTGGGCATGGGCCTCGACTCTCGAGTGGGATGAGCTCCCGATCAGCAGCTTCTAAGGGGGAGCCATTTAAATGGACTACGCAGTACCATACGCCAACCCCGCACCGAACGGGACTTCGTACGTTGACGGCGATCCGATACACGGCATCGCGCCGAGCATTATCCCTGCTGCAGCCGTCGAGTACCCTCAGCGCGAGATCGTCAACACCATTCTTAAGAACCAGATCTCGCCGAGCAACGGCGACCTCACGCAGCTGGCTCGTGCTCTGCAGGCAGATATCGTCAACTGGGCGGTTGACAGTGGCACCGCAAACCATATTATCATCAATCTAGATCCTGCTCCGCCCACACTATTCGCGGGGCTCAAGGCGTGGATCCTCGTCAAGGTCACCAACACTGGTACGACTGACGTCACGTGTAACGGCATCGTCAAGCCACTGCTGACGCAGGGTCTCGCAAACCTTGCCTCTGGCGTCATCGTCACGAATGGCATCGCCATTATCGTCTACGATGGCACGCAGTGGCAGCTGATGCTCGGTACTGCGGCCACAAGCGGCCCCGCTGGTCCAACGGGCGCGACTGGTGCGGCAGGTGCACCGGGTGCGCAGGGTGCTACGGGTCCGGCTGGTTCGACGGGTGCGCAGGGTCCTGCCGGTCCACAGGGACCTCCAGGCTCACCAGCGAGCTTGATCCCTGGTCCATATAACGTCGGCGCGTACAGCTTCGCGTTCAACGCGCACTCCAACGACGTGTTCGTGGCAGCTGGCTCCGGTGGTACGGGCGTCGCGGGTCCAGTCACCATTGCACGGCAAGACTTCGTCCTTCAACCTTATATCGGCGGGACGTGGCGCAACTACGGTGTCGCGTTCATGAGCGGTGGTATCGGTTGGTCAGAGAGTGGAACACAGGACATCTCGATCGTGCAGAGGATTGGGTGATGGGGGACTTCAAGCGAACTATCGTCGGGGCAATGTGTCCGCACAGATACGAGGACAGCTTCACCGAGATATGGCTCAAGGTCTGGTTTGAAGAATTAGACTTTGCGGTGCCGTTCTTGGCGACCGTCTTCGACTGCGAGGGACACGGGCGCGAGCTCTGGTTCCGGGCCATGAAGGGTGAGTATGGTGAGATCGAGGTCATCGGTCCCACGTGCCCACTCCCCAAGCCAGTGCCGAGACAATACATCACGATGGCAGTTGCCGACTCACCCGTGATCATCTCGGATGGACCTCGTCCTCTTCCCGCGCCGAGGGCACGGCTCGCCATAACAATGCAGGTCATCGACTCGCCCATGATAATCTCAGATGAACCAAAACTGCTGGAGTATCATCCGTGAGCGTCGAGGTTGATATCACCACGTACAGCGACGCGGACTTCAATCTCGCGCAGACGCTGCTCACTGCGATGCCAACTGACACCACGTCCAAGTTGCACATGCAGTCGAGACAGTCCGCCACCGACGCCAATGTCTATCTCAACCTGACGTCGGACGCCGGTCAACTTACCATCGTGGATACTACACACGTCACCATCTCGGTGCCGCAGTCTATGCTCCAGTTCCTGCCGCCTGGAGTCTACACCTACTCGCTGATATGCACGAGTAACGGTGGGGCGGTGCGCACCGAGGTGTTCAGGGGCGTACACACGCACAACGCCGGTCCCACGCAGTTCAACGCGAACACGGCGTAAGTACCCAAAACAAAACAGAGGAGAATAGTCATGGGTCTACAAGTAAAGGGCAACGTGAAGAGCGCGACTCTTGAGATGACCATCATTCGCAGGGGTGGGACACGTGAGCCGCTTGGAGTCGTGGGGTATCAGAGCTCCAACAAGTTCAAGCACTACATCGTCAACAAGTGGATCAAGTTCAAAGAAAGAAGGAGAATCTAAAACATGGTTGCGCAAACTCAAAACGGCGGCTTGGCCCGCGTCACCGCCGCACTTGCTGCTCTCTCGTGGTGGTTCCAGTGGGGCACTGGCTCTGCCGCCGCAAAGACGGCGAACGCCGTAACGACCACGTCCACGACCGAGGCACGCGTGGCGTGTACCGCCGCTCAGGCCACGGTCTCGGTCACCAGCGACACGCTTCAGCTGACGGGCACAGTCACCGCAGCTGGTGCACGCACGATCACAGAAGTCGGCGCGTTCGATGCCGTGGGCTCAGGCAGCCCCCCGACCGGGGGGAACATGGACTATTACTGCGACTTTAGCTCTGTCTCCTTGGCGAGCGGCGACAGCATCGCCTTCACGCTCAAGGTGCAGTACACCTAAGAGGAATGGATGGCAAACATTCAGATGACAATCAAAGCGCTCGGTGTTGCATACACCGGGCGCAGCTGGGACGACGTCGCTGATGAGGTCGGCGATAAGATATTGACAGCGGGCCACGTGTACCGCTGGTTGGAGCCGGGCACTGACGTTCATCTCGGAGAATTTCGGCACGATCGCATCAGCGTTCTAGTCGACAAGGACCACATCATCACCGGCTACTCGGTAGGATAATACTCAGTGACGACATTCGTAGACAGCGCGAAGGGCTCAACGACGATCACAGCGCCGACGCACGCCGTCGGTGACTTGATCCTCGTCTGTGCGACCCGCAATGCCAGTGCTACTGCACCGGGTCTCGCGACTGGTTATACGAATATTGGAACGACGACTGGCAACACGAACGCGATGCGTGTTGCCTACAGGATCGCGACGACGACGAGCGACTCTGGTGGTACGTGGTCCAACGCCACTGAACTCGTTCTACAGATCTACCGACCGACAAGTGGCAATCAGGCGGCCATCGGCGCGAATGCTGGTCTCTCTGGTTCCTCGACGACGCTGACGTACAGTGCACTCACGCTGCAGGATACTTCAGGCGCTTCCTGGGTCGCCGCTTTCGGTCAGTCAAAGACATCCGGTGTTGGTCTCTCCTCGATGCCCTCTGGTCTCACGCAGAGACAGGATGAGGTGGGCACTGGCGAGCTAGTTGGTGGTGATACCAATGGTGGCGTGAGCAGCTGGTCTGCACACACGGACACGATCACGACTTCCGTGTGGAAGGCGTTTGCCATTGAGATCAAGGATGTTACTCCACCGGGGGGTGATGCGTGGAGCAACGTGCCGTGCTTCGGCGGGTTCACGTTCACGAACAGCTTCAAGACCGCGACCGGTCTCAATAACAACGACGCTTGCGTCTCGGTCACTAACCATACCTCGGGAAAGCAATACTTCGAGACCACGGCGATTGGTGGCGTGCACGACGGTGGTGACCACTTCGGCCTGCGAGACGACATCGGCGCTTCAGCTAACCACTGCAACTGGACGTCGGACGGCACAGTCGATGACAGCTTCGGAGGCGTGCTTGGCACCATCCAAGTGTGGAACAGCGGCGATACGCTCGGCTTCGCCATTGACATCGACCATAGTCTTATCTGGTTCAAGAACATCACCCAGTCCAGCAACTGGAACAACTCAGGCACGGCCAATCCAGCGACGGGCGTCGGTGGGTTCACGTTCTCGATTAACGTGAGCGCGGGTGGCTGGATCGTCTTCTGGTCCACGAACGATAACGGAGCAACGCTCAACACTGGCACCAGCACGTTCGCTGGTTCCGTTCCCAGCGGCTTCTCTGCATGGTTCAGTGGTAGCGGTCCCGTCACCAATCCAGTGAGTCTCTCCATCACTGCATCTGCTACTGTATCAGCAATCAAGAGCGCGGCGCGGAAGCTCGCCGTTACTTCGGCCTCCACAATATCAAACTTGAAAAGCGTGGGGAAACCACTAGCCTTCTCGTCTGCGAGTGCGGTCAGCTCCACCTTGATGAAGCTGAAGAACGTGCTCGTCTCGTTCACCAGTGGATCGACACTGACGCTGGTCAATCAAACTGGCAAGAATATCATCGTGCCAGCTGGGTCTATCCTTAGCCAACAGAAAGTAGTGGGCAAGGTCTTGGCCGTGTCTGCTAGCAGCGTACTCACACTGCTGAAGCAGATGAGCAGAGCATTCAGCTTTGTCTCCACGAGCGCGATCTCGGTGTTGAAGCTATGGCCCAAGACGCTATCGTTTTCCTCTTCTTCGCTCGTCACCAGGGCGAACAGCGTCAGCAAGCTGCTGCAGGTGGCCGCACCCGGTGCTGTCTCACTAGTGAAGCAGATCAGCAAGCCGCTTGCGATCACTTCTGCCAGCATCGCGTCTATCATTGCCATCAAGGCAAGGAGTGTTCTGCTCGCCATCACTAGTTCCTCGACTGTCACAGTCTCAAAGAACGTGGTGAAGCAGCTATCCATCGCATCTGCGGGTATTGTTGCAGTCGTGCGCGCGGTGACGAAGACGCTCTCTTTCAATGCGACGTCTGCTGTCTCAGTGCTGCGGCAGTTGGGCAAGATACTGCCGATCCTCTCAGCCAGCATTGTCTCAGTGCTCGCCATCAAGGCTCGGTCAGTTGTGCTCGCCATCACTGCCGCCTCGACTGTCAGTGTTACGAAGAGTGTGGCGAAACCGCTCGCCATTGTATCTGCGAGCGTCGTCGCAGTCGTGCGAAGCTTCGGCAAGGTGCTCCTCGCCACGTCTTCAGCTATTAGCCTAGTGCTGCTGAAGCAGGTCAGCAAGTCGTTCTCGGTCACGGGAGCTAGCACGGTCTCGATCATAGCGATCAAGGCCAAGACAGTTTTCCTGGCGATCACCAGTGCATCATCCATCACCTTGTCGAAGGCCATAACCAAGCCGCTCCTCATCGGTGTGCTCAGTGCTACGACTCTGTTGAAGCAAGTCAATAAGCCACTGTCTTTCACCTCTGCCAGCGTGGTCAGCGCCACGGCGGGGCGGCTATTCATTCGCGTGCTCAACGTGGTGAGCGCATCGGCTGTCAGCGTGAAGCGTGGGTACACAAAGACACTGCAGGTTGTTTCTGGCTCAAGTCTGAGCATGTCGAGGGCCATCAGCAAGATCCTGCAGATAGAGTCTATCAGCAGACTCATAATCAGCATAGCGTCCTCGGTCAGGTCGTCGGCTGGCGCACCTCGCCGCGTACTGGGCAGGATCACTCGCTACTTCGTGACGGGCAGTCTGGAAATCCAACGCATAACTGGAAGCATCAACATGGACCAACACGAACCGCTGGACTTCCTCTGCAACACGGACTGGCAGCTGGGCGGGCCACTTACCGATGGGCTCGGCAACGTGCTGAGCCTTGCCGGTGCCACGCTCACGTGGAAGCTGGACAGTCTCGATGGGGGTACCAACTTCATCACGCTCACGGGTAGCCCGGCCATAGCTATCACCGACAATGCAACGTCGACCGTGCTGGTGGACGTGCCGACAGCTGAGACTGGGCCACTGCCTCCCGGTACATATCGCGACTATCTCTATGTCACCACGTCCGGCGGAGCCTTCCTGCCACTGTGGTCAGGGCTCATTCGAGCGAAAGCAGCACCAGCGTAATTTGTCCCCTCCGGGCAGATGGCGACTCGGGCTGCTTTTCCTCTCAGTCCGTGCGTCCAAACTTGGTGGGGGCTTCGGCCCCCATCCTTTCTTTAACAGGAGAAGCAAATGCGGAGTTCACAGGAGGCGGTTGACTACTGCGTCCGACAGGAGGTCACTTCTCCTGCGTACTACACCAAGCACTATCAAAATCCAGAGTGGCCGGGCGCGAGCAGCGGCATCACCGTGGCGTGTGGCTACGACCTTGGCTACGCCTCGCCGGAGAAGATCCGCCGCGACTGGTCAGGTCTTGTCAGCGCCGAGATGCTCGACGTCATGCTGCACTGCTCGGGCGTCAAGGGGCAGGAGGCGAAGGCGCTGCTGCCGCAGGTGCGCAGCAAGATCTCCATTCCGTGGGCAGCTGCCGTGCAGGTGTTCATGGACAGCGACTGGCCCCAGTGGGAGTCCACGGTGGCGCACGCGATACCCAACACCGAGCGGCTCACTCCCACGTGCTACGGCGTGCTGACAGCGACCGCATACAATCGCGGCGCGGCTGGCTTCAACTCCAATGCTGCGCGCTTCACCGAGATGCACAACATTCGCAACGAGGTGGACCAGGGCGATCTTCCACCCGTGGCGGGGCAGTTCCTCAGCATGCGTCGGCTGTGGCCCACGCTCAAGGGCCTGCAGGACAGGTACACCGAGGCGGCCTCGCTCTGGAACAAGGGGCTAACGCAGCCCACTCCGATCGTGGTGGCTCCCCCCGTTCCTCACGACGGTGAGCACCCGCTCAATGCAGGACCTGCGCGTACCAAGCCACCTGCAACTACCAACGCGCAGAACGGCGCAACGACGGCCGTCGTCGTGGCAACCGGGGGGATGGCGAAGAAGGCTGCAGAGAGCGGAATGCCGCTGTGGCAGGTAGCGTTGATGGTCGTGGCAGGGCTCGTGGTGGCCGGGACCATCTGGTATGCGTGGTACAGAAACCGTAACCCGAAATAGAGGACTCAGCATCACATGATGGTCTTATTCTTTTGGCTGCTCAATGCAGCCACCGTTATCGTTGTCTATCTCTACTGGATCCGCCCACTGTTGTTGAAGAACGCCAAGTTCTCGGCGCTGGTCAACAGCTGGGAGGGCTCTTACTTCTCGGCATTCAGCGCCAAGTTCGCTGGCATCAAGCAGAAGCTCACCGCTGCGCTCGTGTATTTAGCGGGCATGGTTGTCATGATGCACGACTGGATCGCGCCGTACGTCACCGGCGTCGACGTGACACCGATCATCGGTGAGATCCAGGCGAAGATGCCCTCGTGGGGTTGGCCGGTGCTTCTTGTGGCGATCACCGCGCTGCTCGACTACTTCCGCAGTCTAGCGGACAAGCGAGCGTAATATGTGGGAAGCGATCATCGGCTTTCTGGGAGGCCCTGTCGTCAAGGGTCTCCTCGCTGCGTACAACGCCAAGTTGAAGGCGGCGACCGACGACAAGACGATTGCCAGCGGCCTAGCCGCTGATCAGATCGCGGCAGAGACTGCCTCGGGCGAGATGGCGATGAAGCTCAAGGTGGCACAGATCGGCCATCCATTCGAGCCCGAGAAGCTGGCGTTCTACGTCGTGCTGATCTACTTCGCCAAGTGTCTTTTGTGGGACAAGGTGCTGGGGCTTGGCAGCACGGACCCGGTTACGGGAGCCGTCGGCGTGTGGGCAAATCTGGTCATGTCCTTCTACTTCGGCAAGCGCACGATTGAGAACGTAACCACCATCGTCAAAGCGTTCAGGTAGATTTTTCCGGGGCCTCACTCACGTGGTACAATTGAACAAACACACAGGGGAATGAAAGATGAAGCCAAGAGTTATCGTCGTCGGCGCTGATAAGGGTGGCGTTGGCAAGACTACCGTCTCGCGCGTCATGCTCGACTACTTCACGAACGCGCACCTGCAGCCGCGCGCCTTCGACACGGAGAAGAAGGAAACGGGCGTGCTCAAGCGCTTTCATCCAAGCATCACGGAGATCGTTGACTTCTCCAAGGTCGATGGGCAGATGCGCGTGTTGGACTCGCTCAAGACGTCACCGCTCACGCTCATCGACTGTAGGGCCAACTTGCTGTTGGACTCGTTGGATACGCTCGCCAACATCGGCTTCCTCGACAAGGTGAAGAATGGTGAGATCACCATCCAGACATTCCACGTGCTGGATGGATCCGTGGCCGCGCTCGACGAGGTGGCGGACGCCGCAAAGATCCTCAATAACGAGGGCTACTACGTTGTGCGCAACCACATCAATGACCGTGCCTTCTTCAGCTGGAGCGAGACGCGCTCCAAGATTGCTGGCACCGTGGTTGACGTGCCCAAGCTCGATGAGCGCGCCAGCGAGGCGGTGGACGACATGGGCGTCTCGTTCGAGGAGTTCATTTCCAAGACGGATAGCGACGTGCTGCGCGGCTACGTGAAGCACTGGAAGCAGAAGGTCTACGCCGTGTTCGACGGCATCGGTCTCAGTAAACAGTAGGGAGGAACGCATGCCACCACTCATTCGGGATATGGCTCGAGAGCTCGACGTGGAGGCCCAAGAGATCATGGTGCTATTCAGCACCATGGTGAGAGAGTTCCAGGGTGTGAAACACCTGTTGGAACGTGTAGAGGCCAATCAGGCCGCAATGATGGAGAAGATTAACATGGTTGATGCGAACGTTCAGAAAGTCGTCGACGACGCAAATGCAATCAAGGCACAGATGGATACGGTCGTGGCGAAGCTTGGTGCCAATGCTGCCACCATCGCTGACTTGCAAGCGAAGCTCGACGCTGCCAACGCGACGATCGCGGCTGGTGGCACCATCTCGGCGGACGACGTTGCTGCCCTGCAGGGCGTAGCGGCGACGCTGGAGGCGGGTACGTCCGAGGCGCAAGCTGCTGCGGCACCCGCTGCGGCGGCGGCCCCTGGGGTCGCTGCGGCTGCTGCGGTCGGCGCTGCTGCCGATCCCACTGCCACGGCTGCGGCTGCGGCGGCGGCTACGACCGACGCGTCGGCTGGCGCGGCTGGTGGCGCTGCACCCACCAGCGGCAGCTGACCTCCTGGGGTCGCGCTGCGATCCCTAGGGCGAAGGTTGTGGGGGTAAGATAGTATGGCCGGGGCGAGAGCCCCGGCTTTTTATTGCCTGGAGGCGAAGCGCCGTACGCAGCTGGGGCAGCTGTGCAGCCACTCTCCTTTTATCTGGTGCGTGCGCCAGCCCTTGCGCTTGGCAACGGCGAGCGCCGTGCGAAAGTCCTCCTCGTCAGTGTCGAGGTAGTCGGGACACTCGTCGCACTGAAACATGCCGCGATCGAAGCTCATCGTCTGAATGTCCTTAGCTGCACGTCAATGAGTGTCTTAAACGCATCGCGCCGTATTTCATCTAGTTCTTTGTTTGGTCCGTACTTGCTGGTGGCGTCATCCATCTCACGGATAACGCGACCAAGCCGGGTCACTGCCTCCATGAACACACCGTGGGAAATCATATTAGCCACTTTCTAAACTCCTCTTGGTTCATTAACGTCGCTAGGTCAAGCTTCTTGCGCAGGCTGCGCACCACATCCCAATCAATAGTGTTCTCTGTCAAAAGATCGACGTAGGTCACGGGCCGGTGCTGGCCCTTGCGCCACGTGCGGCGCTCGCTTTGGTCGCGCTGCTCAAGGTCGTAGTTGTTAGCATAGTAGATCACCAGCGCGGGCTTCACCCACGTGTTGCCGCGCATGCCCGCGCCCTGCGTCGCGCACATGTACAGGCAGTCTGGATCGTTGATGAAGCGACGCTCCTCGGCGCTGCGCGTGTTGACGTTGCCACCGTGCCACTGTGCCACGGCCTGCGGGCCAAACTGCTTCTTCAATCGGTCGATGATCTTGAACAGCGGCGGCTTCCACGGGCACCATATCACCGCCTTCTCGCTGGGGTTGTCCTGCAGCACTTCGAGCAGAACGTCCGTGCGCTTCTCAGGTATCTCCCGGAACTTTCCCTCGTCGTCCACCACGTAGCCGCAGTTCACCTGAATGCGCCGCGTGATCATCTTGATGACCATGTCCACGGTGACGAAGCCGTCGCCCACCTGCGCATGGCCGAAGGACTTCAGATCACTCAGCACGCGCTTCTGCTCGGGCAGCAGCGGCACGTCGCGCGGCACGTACACCTTCTCTGGCAGGTCCAGGCAGTCCTCGGCGCGCACGCGGTAGCTGTACTGCGCGACCTTGGCCTGTAGCTCATCGAGGTTCTTGAACGCGACGATCTGCTTTATGGTGCGCGAGTTTTGCTTTCCCGCTGCGTCCTTGCCGGGCAGGTAGATCTTCTGCGGCTTGATGACTGCGTATCTGTATTTGAAGGCCCACTCGTTAGACGCGCGCAAAATGCGCTCGTCCAGGAACAAGCACTGCGAGTAGACGTCCATCGGTGAGTTGGGAGACCACAGCCCTGAGAGTATGCGCTTGGCGTGAGACTGCGCGCCCAAGTTGACGAGGAAGCGCGTGCGGTCTGCACTACCGTTCTTGATGACGGTGCTCTCGTCGATGGCAACCATCGCCCCGCGCTGCTGCACGAACTCCCACGCTAGATCCTGCGCGGCCTTCACGGATGAGAGCGCCTCTACGTTGATTGTGATGACGCGCTGGCGCTTGGGGTCCTTGCACCCTAGCAGCGCCTCGGTGCGCCGCTTCAGCGGGCCGGTCGTGGACTTGCCACTTATCCACGGCACCTGCAGCATCCGCTTGTACAAGCCGGGGTCCAGGTGCTTGCGGTACTCGCACCAGTTCTCCTCGTCGTCGCCCTTGTCCAGCCACCAGTTGCGATACGAGCCTGCAGGCGCAACGATCAGCAGATCTGGCGTCCCCCCGTTCATCGACTGGCTCGCCCAGTCCGCCAGCAACGCAGCTGACTTGCCAGTGCCCATGTCCATGAGATACGCGAAGACGTCCTCTGGCACAGGAACGGGGGGAGCGTTACGGCTGGCGGTGATGGCGGCTAGCTGGTGGGACATCAAGGGCAGGCGCGGCTTGTAACCGTCCAGAACGTCGGTGGGCATTTTAGAGAGAACCTCCTGTGTGCATATAAAGTCTACCATGTATTGAAGGCGGATTTTCCAATACGAAATCAATACGTCGATTCGCTAGGGGGGCCAGTACCTTAGCGCGTGCGTATTGGAATATTGATTATTTCTCCGTGCGGGCGCGCGCACGTACGCACTGGTGCGCCTGCGTAGAAATCCAATACATTCGGGTTCCGTTAGGGCCGCGCCTGCCCCCCGTGCTATGATTGCCCCCGGCGAGTTCCCTAGCAGCAGCAAAGCACTCTCCAGCGGCCCACGTCACACAGCCCCGGTGGCGTGGGCCGTCTACACACCGGGGCAGCACACGGGGCCTACCACATGAACAAACGAGCGACGCCGGTCCCCAAGCCGGTTAGCGCTGCCACGCGAGCGATGCTCGACGAGATGGCAGTGGATAGCAGCAAGCCAGCCAGCGAGGATAAGCTGGAGGCGTGTCGCACCAAGCTGGTCACCCTGCGCGACAAGCAACGTGAGAAGCAGGATCTCGAGGAGCGCATCAAGGTACTCAACACCGCCATCCTGGAGATCACGCAGCGCGAGCTCGTGGACCTGATGCAGGACGCGAAGATCGACAAGCTGGGCCTGCCCGCCACGGGCAATTGGCCCGCGTTCGACGTCGAGTTGGACGACTACTACCACGCCGTCATCCCCAAGGAGAACGAGCAGCTTGCGTACAAGCATCTCGAGAAGGTGGGGATGGAGGATCTCATCAAGACTACGTTCACCATCAGCTTCGGGCTGGGCGAGGGCAAGCGCTGCCAAGCGTTCCTGAAGAAACTGGAGAAGTTGAAGGAGCCCTTCGACGTGAAGCAGGGCGTGCCGTGGAACTCCTTGACCGCCTACATCAAGGGTGAGTACAAGGCTGGAAGACCGCTCACCGAGAAGGTGAAGGGACTACTCGGTGCGACGGTCGGTCGCATCGTGAAGGTGAAACCGCAGAAGAAGGACCAGCGGAATGGCAAGTAAGACACAGCAGCAGACGAAGAAGCCCGCGCCCGCGCCCGTCAAGGGCAAGACGCAGGCTGCACCGCCGCCGAAGGCCAGTGTGCCAGCGGTGCGTAAGCAACAGGAGATGGTCGCGCAGGGTGAGTCCTACGAGACCGACATGATGAACGAGATGTCAGGCGACGCGGGTCGCGGCGTCAGCACGGCGGCCAACGACAACATCGTACCGCTCATCTATGTGCTGCAGTCGCAGTCGCCGCAGGCATTGCGCCAGAAGACGGAGTTCATTCCGGGCGCGCAGGCTGGCATGTTCTGGATGCGCGGGACCAAGGAGGTCGTGGACGGCGAGGAGGGCCTGCCCGTCGTCATCGTTCATCTCAACGTGGTGTGGGTCGAATGGCGGCCGAACCGGGGTGGCTTGGTTGGCCGCCATGCAAGCAAGCCTGCGAACGCGGTGCAGAAGGCGCTCGACGCGCAGAAGCCCGACCGTCTCTCGTGGGTGCTGCCCAACGGTAACGTGGTCGTGGAGACGCGCGAGCACGCCATTATCCGCGTGGACACCGGCGACGCCTACGTCATCCCGCTCTCTGGCAGCAACCACGGCGCGGCCCGTCAGCTGATGACCAGCATCAATCGCAAGAAGATCCCGGGCACGGACCTCAAGGCGGCGGTGTACGGCTATCAGTGGCGCATGAAGACGATCGCCAAGACCAACGACGACGGCGATTGGTTCGGTATCATGTTCGAGGAGGAGATGGATGAGGCAGGTGAGAACCAGCTGCTCACCTGGAACATCGACGGCGGCAAGACCTACAAGTTCGCGCGCCAGCTTAATGAGGACTTCGAGTCCGGTCGCAAGGTCTCTGACCAGGGCGACGAGAGCGAGCTCGGCGGAGGCGAAGATAGCGACGATGGAGACGGTGAAGGCACCGGCAAATCCTTCTAGCACTTCTTCGCAGCGGCGCGGCTACCCGGTCCCCAGCGCGGGGCCGGGTAGTTCCTTAAACGGGGTAGGTGATGGCGAGGAAGCCGAGCAAGAAACCAGAGGAAGCGGTAGCAGCGCGTATGATGGCGTTGTTCGATGGCTATAAGTCTGCGAGCGGCACGCACGGTGAGCCGAACAGAGACGCCAACGGCATCAAGTGGTCTATCAAGAAAACGGCAAAGACTGTGAGCATGCCCGTCACCGCTGAGTTATGGATGAAGCACCTTAGCGGCGAGCGCCCGCTGGGCGTGGTCCCCATCCGATCTGACGACAGCTGCATTTGGGGCAGCGTGGACGTTGACAAATACAACATCGACCTTCTCGAGGTCGTCAAGCGGGTGAAGGCAATGAAGCTGCCGCTGGTGCCGTGTCGCTCCAAGTCAGGTGGGCTCCACCTGTTCATGTTCACCAAGGAGCCGGTGACGGCCTCGGCGATGCAGCTGACCTTGCGCAACTTGGCGGCCACGCTGGGCTTCGCGGACAGTGAGATCTTCCCTAAGCAGACGAAGATCCTGGACGAGCAGGGTGACAGCGGCAGCTGGATGGTGATGCCGTACTACGGCGACACGTTTGGCGGTAAGCTCAAGTTTCAGCGCGGGTTGAAGGAGACTGGCGCGGAGATGACGGTGGAGGAGTTCCTGAACTTCGCCGAGCGGCACCGCGTCACCGAGGAGGACATGGCACAGCTGCGCAGCCGCAGCGTGCCGGAGGAGCAGGGCGGGCCGCCACGCAAGAAGCGCGCGAACGGCAAGTCCGTGGCATACGGCGATGGTCCGCCGTGCCTGCAGTTCATGGCGGAGTCCGGCTTCCCGGAGGGGGGCCGCAATAACGCGCTGTTCCACATAGGCGTGTATCTCAAGAAGGCGGAGCCCACGAAGTGGAAGGAGCTACTGGAGTCCGATAATCAGAAGTACATGCGCCCGCCGCTGCCCAGCGAGGAAGTCGAGCAGGTGAAGAAGTCGCTCGAGAAGAAGGACTACGAGTACAAGTGCAAGGACCAGCCCATGGCGTCCCACTGCGACAGCATCATGTGTCGCAGCCGCAAGTACGGCGTGGGCAACGACGTGTTCCCGCAGATCACCAGCGTGCGCAAGGTGGAGAGCGAGCCGCCCGTGTGGTTCGTGGACATCGATACGCCGGAGGGGACCAAGACCCTGCGGCTCAAGACCGAGGAGTTCCAATACTACCACCACTTCCAGCGCCACTGCATGGAGGTGGCGACCGTCATCTTCAAGCACCTGCCGCAGAACATATGGAACATCATCATGATGGACGCCATGGCTAACACCGAAATCCATCTGCCTCCCCCCGACCTGCGAGCGGGGGGTAGGTTTAGGGAACTCATGGAGACGTTCCTTACTAACAGGACGCGCGGCCTCACGAAGGAGGACCTACTACGTGGTGCTTCGTGGGAGGACGAGGACGGTGGCCGGTTCTACTTCAGGCTGGCAGACCTCAACAAGTTCATGGAGCGCGAGGGCATCAAGCTTTCGCGCAGTGAGCTCACGTCGCTCATCAAGCGCATGCACAACACCTTCGACGACGAGGGCGAGCTCGTTGGCGAGAACATGGCGAACAAGGTGGACTTCAACCCGCACGTGGGCATGCGCATCAAGACCAACTACGTCAACACGTGGTGGGTGCCATCATCCGTCGTGCAGCGCGCACCCGAGTTGGACGCGCCCGAACTACCCAAGGAGAACCTATGAAGACGTGGGAGATAATGATCCCGGGACTGCGTTTCAGCGTGCTGCTGTACAGGGGCGACGACTCGCAGCCATCCATCGATGAATGCTGGGAGGCGATGCAGCGCACCGGCTTGATTAGTGGCACGAAGGAGAGTTGGACGTACATGCTCGCGGAGCTAGGGCCACGGCGCTGCGACTATGGGTTCGGTAAGTTACCACAGGGGCGAGGCTCTGCCGTTGAGCGAGCCAGAGAGGAACTGAGACGTGAAGCGCAAGCCATCATCGACCGCCAAGCCAAGGAGCAAGAGCAAGTCCGAGAAGTCCAAGACGGACAGAAGCGAGCCTATCGTCACAGGCGAAGAACTACGCTTCCGGATAGTGATCACCTACTATGACGGACGCAGGTACCGCACTCGCATCGAGGCGCTGCGCGCACTCAAGACTTTCAAGTTGAAGCCAGGACAGCTGGCGACGGTCATAGATGGAGGTACAGGTGAGTAGACTGATTATGGTGGCAGCGTTCGCGCTGTGCAACGAGGAGGTTCTTCTCGTGCGAAAGGAGAAGCCGAAGTGGCAGAGCGGCTTGCTGAACGGCGTGGGCGGCAAGGCAGAAGTACACGAGACGCCTCTTGATGCAATGTGCAGGGAGTTCTTGGAGGAGACCAACATCGAAGTCTCAGCCGATAGGTGGAACCACTTCGCGTCGGAGTTCGGGCGCGGCTACGTGGTGCACTTCTTCCGGTGTCGTCTCTCGACGCTGGTGCGTGACGTCACTCCCACGCAGAACGACGCGGGCGAGAAACTGTACTGGTACAACGCGCGCATGCTGGACAGGCAGTCGATCATCGGCAACCTGCAGTGGCTCATCCCGCTGGCGGTGGACCCGCGCGGCTTCAACCGTCCAGTGATCGTGGACGCGATCGAGGACATCAAGGAGAACCCCACGTGGTGATAGACGAACGGTTGGTGCGCTTGGGCGCGCAGGGTGGCTGGATCGCGGTGGACCTCGACGGTACCGCGCTGGTCTACGACAAGTGGGTGGCGTGGAACGCGTTCGGCGAGCCAATCTGGCCCATGATCGAGCGCATCAAGGCATGGCGCGCAGCTGGCATCGAGGTGCGCTGGATGACGGCCCGCGTGTTCCCGTTCATCCCCAAGGTCAACGAGGGCGCGTGGTCCATTCAGCAAAAGTGCCGCATGACCGACCGCATGTGGACCATCGGCGAGATGATCACGGCCATACAGGCGCACACCGAGCCGTTCGTCGGCGAGCGACTGCCGTGCACGTGCGCCAAGGACGTGGACATGATCGAGCAGTGGGACGACCGCGCCGTGCAGGTAGTGGCGAACACTGGGCAGACGCTGGCGCAAGGTTGGGAGGCAGAGCGCGAGGCGCTGCACGGGAAGGTGTTCAAGTCATGAAGCCCACCATCATCCTCGGCCCGCCCGGTACGGGCAAGACTACATCGATCCTCAACCTCGTCGAGGAGTCGATGGCGCGTGGCACCGCGCCGGATCAGATCGCACTCGTCACGTTCACCAAGCGCGGGGCGGACGAGGGCAAGACGCGTGCAAAGAAGAAGTTCAACCTGGAGGATCGCCAGCTGCCGTTCTTCAGCACGCTCCATGCCATGTGCTATCGCCAGTTGGGGCTCAAGCGGAGCGACCTGCTCGCAGGGCAGGCGTTCAATGAGTTCGCCCAGTACGCAGGCGTGCGCGTCACCGGCCGAGCGTGGTCCGACGACGGCATTCTCACAGGCTTCGAGGCGGGCGACCGCATACTGTTCATGGAGAACCTGTCACGCATACGGCAGGTGTCGCTCCGCGAGCAGTACGAGTGCGGCAACGACGACCTCGACTGGAACGAGGTGCAGCGCGTGAGCAAGGCGCTGGCTGCGTTCAAGCATCGCAAGGGCCTGCTCGACTTCACGGACATGCTCATCGAGTTCGTGCGCATGGGTAATGGCCTGCCGATAGAGGAGCTATACGTCGATGAGTCGCAAGATCTATCTAGTCTCCAGTGGGCCGTCGTCGATCTCCTCGCTGCCAACTGCAAGCGGGTCACGGTGGCTGGCGATGATGACCAAGCTATCTACAGATGGGCGGGTGCCGACGTCGAGCACCTCATCAACATGGACGGAGACGTGCGAGTGCTCGGGCAGAGCTACCGAGTGCCTACGGCTGTGCAGGCATTGGCGAACGAAGTGATCGGCGGTGTCGCGCACAGGCGATCCAAGGAGTGGGCCGCGCGCAAGGCCAAGGGGCGCGTGGACTACGCCATGGCGTTCTCTGACGTCGGCGTGGATAGCTCTGACGTGCTGGTGCTGGCGCGCAATACCTACGTGCTGAAGGAGCAGGTGATGCCAGCGCTGAAACAGGAGGGCATCATCTACGAGGTAGGTGGCAAGTCCTCGGTGGACGTAAAGATCATGCGGGCAGTCACCTCGTGGGAGATGCTGCGCGCGGGCGACGCCGTCTCGCTGGAGGAGGCCCGCGTGATGTACGGGTACATAAGCAGCAGCACCGGCGTCAAGCGTGGCTTCAAGGAGCTGAAGAACTACGGCGACGACGGCGACGCGCCCATCACCATGCGCGACTTAGTCAACACGGGCGGCCTGCTCGTGGACCCGGTGACCATCTGGCACGAGGCGTTGGACCGCCTGCCGAAGGAAGAGATGAGCTACATGCTGGCGGCCCGCCGCAGGGGCGAAAAGCTGAAGGGTACGCGCCCGCGCGTGCGGCTCTCCACCATCCACTCTGCCAAGGGAGCAGAGGCGGAACACGTGGTCTTGATGAAGGAGATTGCCGCACGCACTCACTACGAGATGCAGCAGCAGCCGGACGACGAGCGTCGCGTGTGGTACGTGGGGGCCACGCGCGCGAAGGAGAGACTGACCATCGTAAACTCAGAGACACCGAGGGAGTGCCCCTGGCTATGAGCGAGCTAACACCAGAGCAGAAGGCGGCGATCATTGTGGCGCGTGCGGCAGTCCTCAACACGCGGGTCGCTGCCCTGCAGGCAGAGGCGGAGACACAAAGGTTTGAGGGCCGGTTCGTAACGGTCAGCAGTGCAGACTTCATTCGATTGATCAACGAGAGCGGCTGCATGGACGCAGACGTTCGCGCGTTGTTAATGACAGGGAGGTGGGTGTGAGCAGAACACCAGAGAGCGTGATTATCGTACAATGGCACGACGTCGAGACGGATGCGCCGCCGGAGAAGAAGCTGCTGATGGTGACCGGCGACAGCGGCTACGTCAACAACAAGGATTTCCTGTGCCTCGCGTACTACGACGAGCAGTATCGTCCACGACTGGGCGGCGAGATTCGTTGGCAGTCTGTTACCAATGACTCGCTCTCTGACTGCGGTTGGTATCCGAAGCGATGGGCTCATCCCATCAATCTGGAGAACGTGCCATGAACAATGACCACTTCTGGCGCGTCTGCCGCGAGATTGCAGACATGCGACACGACGAGGTGTACGACCTGCCTGCTCAAGCGCTCAACGACATGAACGTGCCGCACGACGACCCGTTCGGCATTCCAACGGTGGAGGACAAGCTGCGACTCATAAAGCAGTACGCATGTATCTATGCGCACGGCGACATGTTCGACTGCCGCGTTTCACACGACCCACACAAGTACACCTTTGAGAGGAAGAGACCATCATGATGAACGTAATGCTAGACCTCGAGACGTGGGGCACAAAGCCGGGCAGCGCCATTCGCAGCATCGGTGCTGTCACGTTCGACCCATTCGGCGACGGGACGGTCGACGAGTTCTACGCCAACATCAGCGACGAGTCGTGCGCTGCGGCCAATCTCACGAAGGACCCGAGCACCATCGCATGGTGGGCGAGGCAGTCCGAAGCAGCACAGAAGTCTCTGCTCAAGGACCAGCAACCGATCGAGAAGGTCGTGCGCGACTTTCGCCAGTGGTTCATCGCGAACAAAGGTTTGTGGGTGTGGTCGCAGGGCAGCAACTTCGACGTCGTGTTGTGGGAGGCTGCACACGAGCGGGTCAACGTCGTCGTCCCGTGGAAGTTCTGGGATGCTCGCGACACCCGTACGGCGTACGAGATCGGCAGGCTGAACACCCGCACGATCAAGCGCGCTGGCACCTACCACAACGCGCTGGACGACGCCAAGCATCAGGCGAAGTGCGTGCAGCTGGCGTACAAGCGTATCTCTGTGTCGATGGTTTAGATAACGAGTTTCAACCAAGGGTAGCCCCCAAAAAGAGGAGAATAAGGGAAATGTTTACGGAAGAGCTGAAACAACTGCTTGAGAAAGCCATCAAGCACGGAAACCGTGAAGCCAGAACTAGGATTGTGGTTCTGTCTGAGCATGCTGGTGTCAGTGTGGTTTCGTATATCGAGCAAGAAGCTCAGCTAGAAGAAAAACAACAGCGATCTCCCGTGCAACACGCACCGCGTGAAAAGCTAGCAAAATTTCTGCAAGAGATCGAAGACACTGACTGGGATGGGGCCGGAGCTGAGACTCCGCCTGAGGAAGTGTTAGGCTCATTACAGCGGATGCGAGACAATCATGACACATACGAAGAACTTTCAGATGGACAAAAGAGATTTGTCTCGCTGTTGGAGAACTTGTTTGACGCGCGTATGGCGTTTGAAGATGTTGACCGCGACATGCTGTTCCCTTCAGGATTCCCAAGATATCGGAACAGCGCACGCAAAATGAAAGCGCTGGCAAAAGCAAACGGATGGAAGAAATGAAGTCCGGCATCCAGCGCTTCTTCGCCTACGCACGCGCCCGCCACGAGATCACCCTGCGGCGGGCGCTGGGGCTACCGCGTCCGTGGACCAAGGACAGCATCCTTGACACGTACCGCTTCACGTGCGTGTTCCGCGAGCAGGACAAGACAACCAAGTGGTTCCGGCAGAACGTGCGTGACCCCATGCGCAATGCACAGTCAGTGCTGCTAGCAACGGTGGTGTTCCGCATGCTCAATCGCATCGAGGTGGGCGAGGCCATCTTTCATGCCGAGTACAAGAACGGCGGCACGGCGTGGGATGCCTTCCTCGAGAGCCGCGACGTGCGCCACCTGCAGCGCGCCATCAAGCGAGCCATCCCGGACGGTCCCTACGTCACGGGCGGGTACATCATCACGTCTCCCCCCGGCTGCCCGAAGTTGGAGGGCATGATGAAGGTGATCAAGTCCTTTGAGCGGGGGGAGGAAGAGTGGGAGGGGCTTGGCGCTGGCATAATCGGCACGATGAATTGGGACGGCGAGGAGGGGGCAGCAGAGTACATGCTGCACAATCGCGGCGATGTCACGCTCGAGAGTTGCTGGCGCTGGCTGCGTCGCTTCAAGTGGTTCGGTGACTTCCACTCGTACGAGATCGTGACGGACCTGCGTCACACGCGACTGCTCGACATGGCACCTGACATCAACACTTGGGCCAATCCCGGCCCCGGTGCAAATCGCGGGGCGAACCGCGTGTACGGCCGTGACAAGGACACGCGCAATAGCAAGGAGAAGCTGAACGCGGAGATGCATGAACTTCTTGGTCATTCACTTGATAGCAAGTTGTGGCCGCAACGACCAGTCAATGAATGGCCAAGATGGGAGATGCGAGACGTAGAGCACACGCTCTGCGAGTTCGACAAGTACGAGCGCGTGCGGCTGGGCGAGGGGCGTCCTCGCGGAGTCTACAGGTGACATGGCACTGACTGATGAAGAGAAAGAGAAGTTCCGGGCAGCGGTGACCAGCGGCGAATACTCCATGTCGCAGATCGCCAGGATGTTCAACATGGTCTCAGTCAACGCGGCGATAGGGAGGGCGCACCGCATGGGTATCTCAAACGGCAGGGCACCGCTGAACAATAACAAGCGCCGTTTACCCGAGGGCTCGGGTCTCGAGCTCATAAAGAAGATCGGGGCTGGCATACCGCGCAGGCCGCGCGGTCGTCCACCGGGCAGCATGAGACTGACGTTCACGCCACCGCTCGGTGATGTCACGCCACCCAAGCTGAAGTTGATAGCAGAGTGGGACAAGAAGAAGTTTCCGCAGCCGAACGCCGCGTGCTTCGACTGCATCAACCTGTTCACGCAGTGCAAGTGGCCCATTCGTGATGAGCCAGTTCAGTTCTGCGGTGAGTTAAAGCGTGAAGCGAAACCGGGTGAGAAGTTGAACGATGTGCCGTATTGTGATAGGCACTCCAAGATGGCTAAACAGGAACCGTACAAGAAGGGAGAGCAGTGGTGAGAGTTTATATCCCAAGCATGGGCCGGGCGGGTGACATCGGCGCGAAGGTGATGACGTGCAACTACATTGACCGTGCGACCTACGTGGTGCCCTCGGCGGAGGTCAAGCGATATCAGAACTCGCTCGGCATGCGCAAGGGCACGTACGAAGTACTTGCCTGCGACGAGGTCGGCATCGCGCAGACGCGGCGCTGGATCGGTGAGCAGGCCGCGTCGCGCAAGGAGGCCTCCTTCTGCATGATGGACGACGACCTGCGCTTTGCCGTGCGCGAGGGCAAGGATGGCATCAAGCTGCGCAATGCCGAGCGCCCGGACGTGGCAGCGATGCTGGAGTGGATTGCGGGCAGCTTAGGCAAGTACGCGCACGTCAGCGTATCGGCGCGTGACAAGAACCACACGAACACAGACGCGCATGACGTCAACTGTCGCACCCTGCGCGTGCTGGCCTACCAGACCAAGAAGTTCTTGGCGATGGAGCACGGGCGGGTGGCCGTGATGGAGGACTTCGACGTCAACCTGCAGCTGTTGCGCAGCGGCGAACAGAACATCTGCTCGTTCGTGTTCGCCAGCGACCAGCGCGAGACGGGATCCAAGGGTGGGTGCAGCAGCTACCGCACGTTGGAACTGCACAACGCAGCTGCGCATCGCATCGTGGAGCTTCACGCGCCCTTCGCCAAGCTGCGTGAGAAGGAGACCAAGGCCAAGGGCGTGTTGAGCAAGCGCATGGAGGTCACTATCTTTTGGAAGAAAGCGTTCGCATCGAGCCAGAGGAGAGCCGCATGAATAACCCGTACGTTTGGGCCGCGCTCGCTGTTGCCGTTACACTGTGTGCACTTGGTGCAGCGTGGCGGATGGCGCACCGCGCGGAGCGTCACAGCCGCGATGAGTACGACCGGTTGATGCGCCGCGTGGGCACGGACGGCGCGTACTACTACGGCGAAAGCGACACGGTCTATGACGAGTCCGGCATGTCGGCGGGCTTCGGCGTGGGACCACTGATCAAGAAGGATGGGAAAGATGGCGTATAAGCAGGAGCCGCCGTTCGCGGTGCAGATCGAGCTCGCAGAGGGGTGCAACCTGCGCTGCTCCTTCTGCGGGCTGAATGGCATACGCGGCAAGGAGAACGACTTCAAGGTGATGACGGACAAGGTGCTGCAGTCCGCCATCAAGCAAATGCTGGCGTTGAACTGGAACCCGCGCATTGAGTTCGCAATGCACGGCGAGCCCACCATGCATCCAGGCTTCGTGGACATGGTGAAGATCGTGCGCTGGCTCGCGCCCAAGTTCCACATCATGATGACCAGCAACGGCGGCGGACTGCTGAAGAAGCCGGGGCCGGTGCAGCTGATTAAGGACCTGTTCGACGGTGGGCTCAACTGCCTAGCGCTGGACGACTACCAGGACGCGAAGCTGGTGCCGAAGATCCGCGCGGCACTGGGGAACAACCTGGGCGAGCACGTGGACGCGCAGGTGTACGAATATCCGGAGGACAAACGTGGCAACCCGCACGCAAGACATCATCGACGCTCACTCGTCTTCATTCAAGCGATTGATGCAGCAACGACAGGAACTCACTCGCATCTCAACAATCATGCTGGAGCGGGAGCTCCTCCTAATGATGACGGCGCTGGGAAGAGATGCGCTAAGCCATTTCGCGAACTTTCAATACGATGGGACGGTAACGTGGCGGTCTGCTGCAATGACTGGCGAGGTGTTTACAAATGCGGAAATGTTGTTTCGGACGGTCTTGACACCGTCTGGAATGGTGATCCAATGCGCGCTGCCAGAGTTAAGCTCTACCACGGAGAGCGAGACTTTGGTCCATGCAACGGCTGCGATGCTAAGTCGGATCGCGTCGGACTTCTTCCAGATAAATTCGGCCGTGAGGATCTACCGAGAGTTTCAGCCGCCGTCAAGCGAGCAATCGGAGCCGCGCTTGAAGGTGATAGTTATACAAAAGCTGTACTGAGACCATGGGAGGTGGGGAAGTGAATACAGAAGAGAACACAGTTAAGCTGGTGGGACAGATAGAGAGGCGCACCGACTACATCGCCACCATCAACGGCGTGCTTCATCAGCTGTGGTGCCTCACGGACATGGCCCAGTATCACCAGCGATGGGAGTGGCGCAAGGTGCCGTTCTACTCCAACGAGGAGGCATTGAAGATCGGTACGATCGTGGGAGGAGACAAGGCGCTGTGAGGAAGCCCATCATCATCGGCATGAACAACCCCATCAGCCTTGCGCCCGGTCACGAGCTCTATCCGCTGCCCGATGGCTGCACCGGCAACCGGCTGTGGAAGATGTTGGACGCCAGCATGCAGACGCGCGGCAAGGGGCGCGTGAAGATGAAAGCGTACCTCGACGCGTTCGAGCGGCGCAACTTGGTGATCGACAAGGCGTGGAACAAGGTGGCGGCCCGCGCACGCGCCCACGAGATATCCATCGAGCTCTTCGGTAGCAAGCGCACGGTGGTCCTACTAGGCACGGAGGTAGCAAACGCCTTCGGCCTCCCCCCGCTCAAGCTTGTTCCGACGATGGTCGGGGGGATTGTATTCCGGCAGGTGCCGCACCCGTCGGGAAGGAACCTCTGGTACAACACGCCGGAGAACATGGTCAGCGTGGGGAACCTGCTCGCTGACCTATATGAGGAGAGCATTCGTGAAGATGCCTGAGTGTAGTTGCTACGCGGCTGACGCCGTGGCTGCAGAGAACTTGAACTACGACGTGGCGTGGGCAGCTGCTCACTCCGCTGAGTTAGCGGCGACGTTGAACGGAATATGTAAGGAGGCGTACCCGTACTACGTCAACACCGTAGTCGTCATGCTGCTGCGGAGCGTAGCAATACACACCAAGGGCAAGAGGAAGGAGGACGAGCGCTTTTTGGAGATACTGGAGACGCTCGTGGGTGATGTTAAAATGCGCGACGACGTATTGAACGCGCTGCTGGAGCGCAACAGAGAGGGAAGAACCAATCAATGAAAGTCATCAAGGGCCGGAACGTGAATGGGCTTTATGCCGTGGGCCACGACTACTTGACGTCGTATGGCGAGGAGGGGACGTCGCGCGCGGGGTCGGTGCTGGTATCACCCAAGCCCGTCACCTCGGTGTACCTGCAGCCGCGCGAGCGCGTGCTGTTCGACGCCGTGCGCAACGCCAACCCGTTCTTCCACATGATGGAGGGGCTGTGGATGCTGGCAGGACGCAGCGACGCCAAGTTTCTGAACCACTACGTGCGCGACTTCGGCAAGAATTTTGCGGAGGATGGTCTGTACATTCACGGCGCGTATGGTGACAGGTGGCGGAGCGCATTCGGCTTCGACCAGCTGACTGAGATTGTGGACAAGCTGCGCAAGAACCCGGACGACCGCCAGTGCGTATTGCAGATGTGGGACTCGCGCCCTGGCGCGCAGCACGACGCGGGATGCGACGACCTGATGGGCGAGTGGAAGGACCGGCCCTGCAACACGCAGGCGTTCTTCCGCGTGCGCAAGGAGCACACGTTTCGGTTTCGCGGCGGCGAGTCGACCTACGACGACAAGCTCGACATGACCATCTGCTGCCGCAGCAACGACATCGTGTGGGGTGCCTACGGCGCGAACGCCGTGCACTTCAGCATGCTGCAGGAGTACATGGCCGGGCGCATCGGCGTGGATGTCGGCACGCTCTATCAGGTGTCGAACAACTACCACGGTTATACGGCGGTGCTCGACGCGCTGGGCGACCCCATGCTGCAGGAGAGCGATCTGTACACCAGCGGCGAGGTCCACGCGCTGGACATGGGCACCGACTGGGGCAGGTGGGACGAGGACCTGAAGCACTTCATGAAGTGGCACGACGACATTTTGTGGGCTGAGGGCCACGTGTCGTTCGGGACGAGCTTCTTCAACGAGTGGTTCACGCAGGTACCGATGCGCGCGGCTATTTCCAATTGGTGTCACCGCCGAGGCGACAAGGAGAAAGCGCTCGACTTCGCAAGTCGCATCGCCGCAAGCGACTGGCGCACCGCCTGCACGCAGTGGCTTCAGCGCAGGTACGACGGGAGCAACGGCAAGTGATCGACGAGATCGAGAGCGACCCGCGCATTGCGGGGCAGATCACGCGATACCACACGTGGCCGCGCCTGCGCGACCAATCCGTGGGCGAGCACAGCTGGCAGATCACTCGCATCCTGCTGACCGTGTGGCCCGCCTGCCCGCGTCGCATGTTGGTGCACGCCACGCTGCACGACGTGGGCGAGATGGCCGGGGACATACCGTACCCTGGCAAGCGCAACGACCCGGTGCTGAAGGACAGAATGGACGCGGCCGAGCGGGCGGTGCATTACAGAATGACGGAGCGGTGGCGCTTGCCCTCGCCCGCCATCCTGTCTCACTACGAGGAGAAGGTGTTCAAGTGCATCGAGTACATCGAGATGTGGGAGTACGGCCTGCAGGAGCAGAACCTCGGCAACAAGTACGGCGCGGTCGTCTCACTGCGCATGATCGTGGCGGCCAACGCGTTGATCGACGCGCTGGTGCCAACGCGCGGTGACCCGGACATTCGTCCGTCGATCCGCAAGTACGTGGACGAGCGCAAGCGGCAGGAGTGGGGAGCAGAGGGCGTGCCCCCGCGCCTGAGAGCCGAGCAGGCAATCGAGAAGCAACAGGAGGAGCAGAGCAATGGCTAACACGGGAATGGAACACATGAAGCACCTGCAGGCGGTCGTGGATAGCGACGTCCGCGTGCTGCAGAAGAAGGAGGCGACCTACCAGGGCAGCTGGAAGCGCGCTGGCGGGCGCTCGGCTTGGTTCATGATGCGCCGGAACATGGACCGGCTCATCGAGATGATGAAGAAGCCCGACGCCGGACACGGCTTCAGCGTCGAGGACCTCGACGATGCCATCCGTCACGCCACAGTGCGCGAGCCCACGAACCAAGATGTCACGCTTGACGCGTCGATAGTTAAGTACCTGCGCGACAGCTACTTGGCCGAGAACGTGTTCGCCAAGATCCGCGAGAACCCGGATGGCCGCGATGGCACCGTGCTCGCCTGCCTGCGCGACCTGCGTCGCTACCTCACGCTCATCGAGGCCGAGATGATCTCGCGCGGCGTCGTGAAGAACGAGATGCCAGCAACGCTCGATGAGCTGTTGACCAAGCCACTCGTTGTAATGGAGACAGTTGTCACGACTGATCCAGTGCGCGCCCCATGGCAGATCTGCCACGCGCCCATGTCGCTCGACAGTCCACAGGAGACCGAGTTACTGCAGCACTTCTACTCGCAGCGCACGGAGACCATGTGGCAGCTGGAGCCGTTCGTCGTGAGCGATAACCTACCGCGCTCACTAGTGAGCTACTACAATCTATCGGCACACGACAATCGAACGTGGGTGCTGCGCGTGCAGAATGCGCCCGCAGAACTGCGCGACCAGTGGCCGCGTCTGCAGCCAGAGCTCAACGCCAAGGAGCACGAGGACCACCCGAACCGTTTCATGTACGAGTGGCTAGACGGCCCGCAGAAGTACAGGCTGCGCGACAGGTACGTCACGTTCTGGGGGAGGGAGGCGTGAGCATCACGTACAACCCGGCCACGCTTAGGTTCGGCTGCGACGCGTGCGACGAGGCATTGGTTATAGAGGAGAGCGCTGGGGGCGGGGCTGACAGGCTGCCTCCCGCGTGGGGCAGAGTATCACTGTCCACTGGAGCAGACCCCAACACGGGATGGTACGAGGCAACAAGCTCGATCCTGTGCCCCGCATGCGTGATCAAATACAAGAAAAAGGTGATAGGTGAAGGCGACGACAAAAAGCATACGGCCCCGTCGGCAGGTTCTCAATCCTAACCAGATGCCGTTGATCACGCCGAACTCCACGTGGGTTCGGCCGTCGGAACTCCCGGACCTGCGAGGGCTCCGGGAGTTCGCCATTGACACAGAGGAGAAGGACGATGGACTTGCCAACGATCGCGGCCCCGGTTGGGTGTACGGCGCTGGTCACGTTGCTGGTGTTAGCTGCGCTTGGCGCGAGGGCGACGGCACGCTGCGGTCGATCTACGCACCCGTACGCCACCCGGACAGCGACTGCTTCGATCACGACGCTGTACGCAGGTGGCTCAAGGACCACTTCAACTGTGGTGCGCGGGTCATATTCCAGAACGGGCCGTACGACCTAGGTTGGATCGAGCAGGACTTCGGCGTTAAGGCTCCGGAGCACATCGACGACATCGGCTGCATGGCGGTGATGATCGACGAGACACATCGCGAGTACAGCCTGGACGCCATCTCGCGGCGACTGGGGCGGCAGGGCAAGAACATGCGCGAGCTCATCGAGGCCGCGCACGCCTACGGCTATCCAGCTGCCAAGGTCAAGGAGGCGATCGGCAGGATGCCCGCGCGCTACGTGGGGCCGTATGCAGAACAAGACGCAGTCGAGACGCTGCTCGGGGCCGAGGACATGCGGCCGGAGTTGGCGGAGCAGGGCTTGCTCAACGCCTACCAGCTGGAGATGGATCTCATCCCGCTGATCCACGCCATGCGCAAGCGCGGCATTCGCATGGACATGGACCGGCTGTACGCAAACCGCGACAAGCTCTACGAGATGCGCGACGAGACGCTGAAGGAGATACAGCGCAGGTGCGGTGGCCGCCAGCTGGTGATGGAGGACATCCGCTCGGAGGACTGGCTGCACCGCACGTTCGGCGCGCAGGGTGTCGAGTACCGGGGTGACGATGGCTCCTATAACTTCCAAAAGGACTGGATGCGTCAAGGCTACCTGGGACGCTACCAGGACGGCAAGGAGGGCCACTGGCTGCCGCTACTGGTGGCGCGTGCCAAGCAATGTCACGATAGCGCCGACAAGTTCATCGATGGCTTCCTCATCAACTTCGCGCACAACGGGCGCATCCATGCCAGCATCAATCAGTTCCTGAACGAGGACGGTGGCACCCGCACGCACCGCTTCTCCTACTCTGATCCCCCGCTCCAACAGATGCCGAGCCGGGGGGAGATGCTGATAAAGACGTGGCTGTTGACGAAGCAGATCGTGGAGATGATCCGCGTGTGCTTCCTGCCGGAGCGTGGTGAGAAATGGTTCAGCCCGGACTACTCGCAGCAGGAGTACCGGCTGATGGTGCACTACGCTGCGATGGAGGAGTTGACGAAGGCGGACTGGGCCGCGCAGAAATACATCGACGACGTCAACACCGACTTCCACAACATGGTGGTGGAGATGACGGGCTTGCCGCGCCAGCGCGCCAAGGACGTGAACTTCGCCAAGTCGTACGGCGCTGGCCTGAAGAAGTTCGCGGCCATGACGGGCATGACGCTGGAGGAGTCTGAGAAGACAATCACGCAGTACGACACCGAGATGCCGTTCATTAAGCAGTTGAACGAGCGCTGCGACAAGGCCGCGCAGCAGCGCGGGTACATCGTGATGCTCGACGGCGCACGCATGCACTTCAACACCTGGGAGTGCGCCAAGTGGATCGACTACGACGTCAAGCGCGCGGCGGAGTTCGCGGGCTATAAGCAGAACGACTGCCACAAGGATGAGGCGCTTGAGCGCACGCGCACACCGGGGCATCCGTGGTTCGGCAAGCCGTTGCGCCGCGCCAACACGCGCAAGGCCATGAACGGCTTGATCCAGGGTGGGTCGGCGCGCATGGGCAAGCGCGCGATGCGCGACATGTGGCGCGAGGGCTACGTGCCGCTCGTGCAGATGCATGACGAATTCCCCAACTCCGTCGCGAAGGAGAAGGATGGCAAGCGCATTGCTGAGATCATGCGGTCTGCCTTCAAGGGGCGCGTGCCGTTCAAGGTGGATGAGGAGTACGGACCCAATTGGGGAGAGGCGAAATACAAATGGAAGGAAGTCAAGGCAGCAGCATGAGAAAACTACCGAGCCAAACTGTTCTCTGCACGCTGTTCCGATATGCGCCCAAGTCCGGTGTGCTCACGCGGTGGGATGGCCGCACCTGCGGCAAGAAGGTGTCGATCAAGAATGCCGACTACTGGGCCACGCGCGTGGTGTGGAAGATGCAGACAGGCAGCGACCCGCGCGTGGTGGTGCCGCGCGATGGCGACCCGAGCAACCTGCGCTGGTCCAACCTGATGGAAACCAGCCACAGCGGGCACCGGGTGCGGGGCGCGGCACACAGTACCAGCAAGACCGGCCTGCGGGGCGTGTATAAGGTGGGTGCCCGGACCTACCGGGCTCAGGTGTGGTGGCGGGGCCGCAAGCTACACTTGGGCACCTTTCCGTCCGGGGTGGCAGCTGTGGCGGCCCGCAAGACGGCCCTGGCGCGACTTATGGCGGGCAAACCGGCTCTCACAGCTGCCAAGATAAGGTCGCGTTAACCAGCTGGGGCCAGTCTCAAAATAGTCCTTGCGCCCCGGCAAGAACCGCCACTATAGTATGAGCGTGATTTGGTAGTGCTTAAGGCAACGGTCTCATTAGCCGCGAAGCCCCACTCCAGATCATCCGACGCGGTACACGTACTAGCGCCCGGTGCTGGCAACAGCACCCGCCCCGTACTTACACTGCGCCACGCGCCAGCCAAAAGGGCAGCGGGTTCTCCATACCCCAAGGCAGCGCACGGTGCGGTACAGTCTCTCCTCCGGCATACGCCTAACGGCAGCCGCACATCCGGAGAGGCGCAGGGGCTAAGGCACAGCTAGGCACGGGGTGGATTCCGGCGGGCTGCGGTGCAAACGCGGCGGGTTACAAATTTTAAACAGGCAAAAGTTTATGCGCCGCGCGGCACCAGCTGCGCGGCGCATTGCCGTTTGCCTAGCAAGCGTAACGCGGGCCGCATGGTGCGGCCTGCACAACAGCAAGTGGAGAACGACATGATGTACGACCAGAAGAAGGCGCTGCGGTTGCTGGCGCGCTGCACGATGCGTGATTTCACCAAGACCGACTGGTACGGGTTCGCCGGTTGCGAGACCAAGGACCCCATGATCGGAGAAGTTGACGAGCACACACTGATACTCGACGGCGACGTGCTGCTGGTGCTGGACAAGCAAGACCTGGAGGGCGGCACCGAGGGCGTCACCTTCAAGCTGAAGATCAACAGCTACTGAGATGCGCATCCTCCGCACAACGAAAGCGCTGCGAGCCCTCGCAGCGTTCACCGCGTGGAAGCTCACGCTCCTCACCATTGTACCAGCACTGGCAAACTAGGAGATCGCAAATGAAGTTTCGCAAGGTTGGGCGCGCACCGCGTGCCACACGCAAGCAAATGGGTCTAGCACCTGTAGCCACGGTTCAGCATGTGAAGCAGGAGCTGAGCAAACTTCGCCGCCTGCGCACACTTGGTTACGCTACGCAGTACGGTCGCATCGAGGAGCTCGAGAGCTTCATCGAGACCAATGGCGCTTCACACGGGTACTGAGGAGATCGCAATGTCCGACAAGTTCATGCAGGCATACGTCAACGGCAAGCGGCTCGCAGCACTGCGCGCCCATCCTAAGTTCGAGGCGCTGCGGCAGGACACCTTGCGCCTGCAGCGCGAGGCGCTCGACAAGGCGCGCAGCGCCATCACCAAGGTTGAACCCAAGCAACGTGACCTGAGGAGGGAACCATGAGGCAGCTAGGCAAGGCAGTCGGCATCCTATTGGCGTTTGACCGGTTGAGCGATGCACAGTTCGAAGACTTGCACGCGTTCCACGCGCCGAGTGAATGCTACGGCGACGTTGAGCACGGTTTGCGCCGTCGCTTCCGCACTGTGCGGCGACACGCCTGCCACGTGGCGGGCTGCAAGAACCTCGCGCAGCTGCGCAGGGCAGTCATCAAGGTGTGTCCCACGTGGGACCGCTACAATCACCACCGTCTCGGCATCAGCGTTATCTAAGAGTTCATCGACGAGCGCCGTTGCGTGCGGCGCTCCACGATGCACTTACGCATCTCAACCGCAAACTGGAGTTCACAACATGGCTCGCAAGCGCTTCGCATTCGACGTCAAGGCCGCGATCAAGGCAGCGTGGGACTACTGCTGGGCAAACAACATCAAGACCCGCGCCAACGGGGACCACTACCGCCCGTCGACGACCTACTACCTCACCTCCTCAGACATCGAGGCGCAGGTGCGGCGCTTCGCCGAGGAGACCGCAGCTGGTAAGCAGTGGGGCAGCACGGGCCGCGCCTACGGCAAGGGATACTCGACCGTGCGGCTCTCGGGCAACCTGCTCGGTGCGGTGCGCGACTGGCTGCATGAGGAGTGCTACAGGGGGCGCATCGTTGCCCACAACTTCGGCAAGGGGCACATCTCCGGGCAGCGCTACCGCCCAGCTGGCGAGCCGGTGAGCGAAGTCGAGCAGCGCACGTTCGACGCCAAGGCCAAGCGGGCGGCCACGCCGCGCCCGGTGCACCTCTACTGCGGGCACGAGCAGCGCAAGCGCTTCCTGTGCGCGCAGGTGAAGAAGCCCTCGTTCCGCGTGCCGCGCTCGCAGGCACGCTGCACCAGCGATGCTGCGAAGGTCACCTGCCCGCGCTGCATCAAGCTAATGCGCGACAAGGACGGCAAGCCAGCGGCGGGCACACCCGGCCCGCAGCTGCTCACCGACATCTTCAACAATAGCTTTGGCAGAGGCTAGTTCATCGACGAGCGCCGTTGCGTGCGGCGCTCCACGATGCACTTACGCATCAACTGCAAATGGAGGACTACATGCGTGACAAGATCAAGGTCAATGTCTACACCAATCGCGACGCCATCGAGGTTGCCTTCTCCGCGCGTTGGGTCATCTGCTCGGCATGCGAGGGATGCGCCACCGATCGCGGCCGCAGCGTCGAGTGCGACGGCGGTGGGTTCACGTCCAGCGAGTGGGCCGAGCAAGACGACGAGTTCAAGCAGGACTACTTGGCGGGCCGCTACGACCGGCCATGCACGTACTGCAACGGCTTGGGGCGCGTGCAGGAGATCGACGAGGAGCAGGTGCAGGGCTGGCGCGAGAAGATCCTGTACAAGGAGTACTGCAGGCAGCTGCAGGACAACTACGACATCGACGCGATGCAGGCCGCAGAGCGGAGGATGGGAGCATGAACGCGTACCAACGGTTCCTCGCCGAGATCGCTCGGTCGCACGACGGTGACATCGAGATCACCGGGATGCTGCGCTACGCCTGCGGCACGCTCGTACTGTTCAAGCGCGAGTACCGCAGCGCCAGCTTCGGCGACCAGCTGGAGCACCGCGTTGCCTTCTTCCGCGTGGAGAACAACGTGGCCCACAAGGTGTGGGACCACATCGCCTGATCAACAGCAACACGGAGTTACAAGTCATGATCGAGAAACTTACCAAGGCACAGGAGCGCGTCAAGACGGCGCTGGCCTGCCTCATCAAGGAGAAGCATCCGGTGGCCCGCGCGGTGGAACCGCTGCGCGAGGCCGCAGTCGAGCGCGCTGCGGAATATGCACGTGAGCAGGTGGCGGCGGTGCGCAAGGAACTGAAGGCTGCGGGCAACGACCTCAACGTGTGCGCGCCATACCCGCGCAGCGGCTCGCTGAGCAGAAACGATTGGCTCCACGCGCATCGCAAGTACACGCTCTTCGGCGCGCTGTGCAAGTGGCGCAAGTCCACGATCTCTATGAACGAGCCGCGTCTCGCGGACGTCGACCCCGAGCTAGTGAAGCGCTTCATCGACGAGGCCAAGAAGGACGCGGCCTGGGAGTACGATGCCTTCATCGTCAAGCTGTGTCGCAAGGTCAACGAATACGGCCCGTGCAAGCGGGCGAAGGTTGCTGACGACAACACCAACGTGTGGGGTCGCAGCTACCTCTACGTCACGCTGGCAACCGGCGAGGAGCAGGCATGGCTCACGCAGCAGATCATCAACGTCTCCAAGCTGGGACGTCCCTTTAACCAGTGGCCCACGCGGCTCATGAAGAACCACTATGTGCCAGCTTAGCATCCTACTACTTCGCGTCCCCCCGCTCATGGCGGGGGGCTTCATCATCGCCCTCGCAATCGGGGGATGGATCGCAGGAGGACTACAATGAAGGCTCGAAAGCAATTGGCTGCGGTGCTCGACGCCGCGCAGTACACGTCCCTGAAGGGACAGGAGGTTCGCTTCGGTCGCTACGTGGTGAAGGTGGACACCTATACCCGCAGCGGTCAGTCGGGCAGCTGGGGCACTGGCTTCAAGTTCAGCACGATGACGTACGGCGTGCTGACCCGCAGGCACCCGGACAAGTTGGGTTGGCGCTTGTACAGCGCGAACCACGGCGCGACGTGGCACGAGCAACTCAAGATGGCCCTGCGCGCCAAGGGCAAGGTCATACTGAAGCGCGAGCGCCGCAAGGAGTTCGCGTTCGACAGCATCCAGAAAATCAACCGGGACTATTACGGTTCCAGCTACCAGTGGAGGCGGTGATGGTTGAGGTCTACGTTGTAAGCACGATGGGCACGCTGTTCCTGGTGTCGATCGCGGTAGTCTACCTCGCTCGACGCGCGTTGTTAGAGAAGGGCTACGTGCTGGAAGAGCAAGTCAACGAGAACTGGCGCGTGCACCGCGCCCAAGTGGGAGGGATCATGAAGCAGGTATCGCAGGACAAGTGGCGCGATGGCGTCAAGTTCCTGGCGGGGCTGGGCGTTGGCCCCACGCTCACGCTTGAGGAGCAGATCGCACTGAAGAAGCGCATGCTCGATCGTGGCATGTCGGATCAGGAAGCAGCAGTGACGCTACACAGCATGGGATGGATACGCAGATGAGCAGGATCAACACCGTGCGACCCTGCCCGTGCGGCAGCGGCCTTCCCAGCGTGTGGCGCAACGACGCGCGGGGCATCCCGCTGTGCCGCACCTGCACCAAGTGCCACGTGGAGCGCATGCGCGGTTACCGCGCCGACGTGCTGACGAACCCGGATTACGAGGCCACAGAGGCCATCGACGAGGATTAGGAGCGGAGCACTCCCAAGGCGAAGCCGCTGTAACAACGGTCGCAGGTGGTTAGAAACATTTGCCCACCACACAGGACATCGTTCCCGGCTCTGCTCCTAGTCGCCATCACGTCAAGGGTGGCGACACCATGACCAAACGGGTGAAACGGTGTAAGTTACACTGCTGCTGCGGCCCCGCGTGGCCGCTGTAGTGTGAGAGTTAGTCCTCCCACTCTGCGCTTCGTGTGTGTATTTTCACGAAGCGCAGCAGGGAGCACTTCCGCTCCTTTTAGAAAAGAGGAATACCATGGCTACCAAGAAGACTGCAGCGTCTCGCCGGGTCAGCAACGATGTCAAGATCACCGTCGTGAAGAAGGAGAACCCCTTCGTCGACGGCACGCACCGCGCCAAGATGGCGAAGTACGTGCTGACGCACAACGGCAAGACCTACGGCGAGTTGAAGGACGCGTCGAAGGGGCTGGTCGACAGCTGGATCATCCGCCAGCTGGCTGACCGCAAGCTCATCAAGGTAAGGACCGCAGCCTAACGTCCCGCATTCCCAATCCATCACCTGATTGTGTAATGCGTAGGCGCTAGACTGGGGGCGGGACGGCGCGGCAATTTCGTGCGGCGTTGTGGACACGCTGGATCGCGCGGAGTTCGCGTCGTCCCTGCTTACCCTTTACCCACTGGAGAATGAACCAATGACCGCAGATGTTGATCCGAAATTGATAAGCCGCGTGCGCAAGCTGCTCGCCATGGCGAACGGCGCTGGTGCCTCGCAGGCCGAGGCGGAGTTCGCCGCTGAGCGTGCACGCGAGATGATGGCCGAGCACGGCATGACCATTGCCACCCTGGAGGCGGGCGGCGGGCAGGGCGAGGGCCGCGCCAAGAGGAAGACCACCGGGCTCTCGGTGAAGGAGTGGCAGCGCGGTATCATGTATGCGCTGGCCCAGCAGAGCTTCGTGACCGCGTTCTACGAGGACCGCAGGGACCGCACGGGCGGCCACTGGGATCTCATCGGCCGCGAGAGCGCGGTGGTGACGTGCCAGCTGATGCACGTGTACCTAGTGAAGACCGTGCTGCGCACCACCCGCGAGACCTACGGTGGCAAGTACGACGAAGTCTTCATGAAGGCCATGGGCGAGCGCATTGCCGAGCGCATCGAGGAGCGGCACGATGCCGCCATGTATGCGCAGAAGCAGGAGGCCGCAGCGCGACAGGCGCACGCTAACTCACACCCTGGCACCAATGCACTGGTGGTCGTGCTGGAGGACTTCGCGGCGAAGGAGGCGGACCTCAACAATGACCTAGCGAACGGCTGGGCACCGGGCACCACGGCGCGCAGGCGCGAGGAGGAGCTACGCGAGCAGGAGGCACAGGCCGCCAAGAAACAGAAGCGCCGCGAGGAGCTACGTGCGGCGGGTCTCGAGCACGACGTCGTCGAGCTCATGCTGTACGGCTACAGCGAGCAGCAAGCGCTCAAGATACTGCGAGCGTCGGAGGAGCCCAAGGAGACGGAGGAGGAACGTGCCAAGCGCAAGGCACGTGCGGAGCGCGAGCGCCGCATATACGAGGAGCGCGAGGACAGGAGACGCGAGCGTGCGGCACGTTTGTATAACTCGTCCAGCTTCAGGGCTGGGCGGGCTGCGGGCGATAACGTGGGGCTGGATACCCAAGTGAACCAGCGCGAAGTGAAGAAGTTGACCTGAGTTGCGTGCGTAACTGAACCATCCAACAGCAAACAAAACTGGGAGCATATCGAAATGTGCTATCAATACGACGTCACCATAGCAGGCACCAAGAACTCCGAACCCGAGCGCATGGTCATCATCGTGCACGCCATGACCAAGGACGGTGCGCGCGACGAGGCACTGGACGAGGCCGCCAAGTACGGCGTCACCAGCTGCAACATCCACAAGATCGTGAACCGTGGCATCAGCAACGGGTTCCAGTGGCTACCTGCCAAGCAACACAGCTACGAGGACAAGAAGCTGCGCGCCAAGCAACCGCGCACGACGGGCAAGAAGGCGCGCAAGGCCGCGCTGACGGTGTCGTGATGCACACGTGGTTCAGCATGGTCCTGCCGCCCAAGCGCCGCAAGCGCAGGCGCGGCAGGCACATGGCGCACAAGGAGACGCGGCGGGCAGAGGCCCGTCGCAGTGCGCGCTACTACAATCGCCGCGTGAAGATGCACTGGCTGCTCAGCGAGGGCGACCAATGTGGGTAAAGATCACAGGTAGTCCAAGCGTGGGCCTGGAGGCTCAGCACTTGCTGCGCTGGCACGGCAGGCCAGTGGCGACGATCAAGCGCCGCGCCCACGCTTGGGAGTGCTCCCTTTTGGAGCTATCATGTCTAGGTGCCCGACCAGTCGAGCACCCGCTTTCACACTCGTTGAGCGAAGTGCAGCAATTGTGCGAACACGCGCTAACGGCAATGGGCTGGAGCCCGGTGGAGTTACGCCATGGATGAGAAGGCTTTCAAGGCACGCGAGGAGCACTATCGCGAGCGCATGCGTAAGGCAGGCTACAAGGTGACGGATGAGGACATGACCTACATCCGAGAGCTCGAGGAGCGCATCGGCCCCGACCCGTTCATGCGCGTGCAGACTAGCTTGGTGATGGGCATGATGTCCATCGCTCTCGCCAAGAAGCGCGCGATGGTGAGCGACGATGTGCTGTTGGACATCGCGGGCAAGCTGGCGGCGGATGCCATGCTGCGCATACTCATGGACGCAGTGGTGGGTGTGCTCAAGGTCGTGAAAGAGCACAAAGACGATGGTGCCACGATAGAGAACGTGCTCGCGGCCAACTATCTGCAGTGGCACCGCGAGCAGCAAGCAGAGAACGTGCACCTGCAGAACATGCTCATCCTCATCTGCCCGGAGGAGATCAAGGAATGAGCGAGAAGATCAATTGGGTGAACGTGCGCGCCCTGCAGATCGAGGGCATGCACGGCGGCCACATGCTGCGCATCAAGCAATCGGTGGGCGCACCCAACGGCCCCGGTGCGTTCTGGTACTGCTACCGCAACGGGCAGTATCTCGGCATCGAGCACACGCTGGAGCTCGCAAAGGAGCGGTCCATGTCGGGCCGCATGCGGATGCCAGCCAGTGAGCTTGAGGAATGCCTGCAGCGCTACGGCAAGGATCTTCCCCCCGGCCTCCTGGCCTCGGAGAAGGCGCGCTTGGCCGAGTGGAAGAAGAACCCCGCCAGCAAGGCTCCCAAGAAGGTGCCCGAGGTGAGCGGGGGGAAGGAGAAGGTACAGGCTGCGAAGCCAGCTGCACCAGCGCCACAGGCCAAGCCGGGTGTGGTGAAGACGCGGTCGATCGACGGGCAAACCGTGGTCGTGAAGTCCCGGACCAACCCCTTCACCAAGGGGACGGACCGGGCGAAGAAGATAGGCTACGTGCTGGACCGCGACGGTCACACGGTGGGCCAGCTTAAGAAGGAGAGCGAGGGGCTCGTCGATGGCTGGACCATACGCCAGTGCATCGAGCGCGGGCTCGTCGAGCTCAAGTGATCGCCGTAGTAGCCTACGACGATGAGGCAAGGTCGGTGACCGTCGGAGTTGACGGCCGCCGTTATGAGTACGGGTTGGGAGACGCGTACCACGTGGCTCGGGCCGAGCTACACAAGCTGAGGCGTGCCCCTGGGCGACAGCTGAACTGGCTGAAGCGCAGGGGCAGGCTCATGGGGAAGTGGGGAACAAATGGAGAAGCGAACGTCTTGGGTTGATCTTACGTTCTGGTTGATTATCATACTGGTGCTGGCGAACGCAGTGTCCGTCAGCACCGTCATTTCACTTAGCCTGTTCATGGACAGGCAGCAAACAATGGAGGAAGTTAGTAATGAGTGATGGAGCAATCATCTTGCTTGCGCTGTTCGCCCTGCCCACGGCGATAGCTGTTATGCGTGGGCACCAAAGCGTGCTGGCTATCGCGTTCATCAACGCGTTCGGCTTCGTGCTCTCGCTTTACTTCACGCCGCTGGCGGGGCTGGCGGGCTGGCTGATTGCTATGGTGTGGGCGCTCGCAGCCGTGCGGCGTCGGCGCAGGCTGAGCGCCCTGCAGCGGTGGGAGGGCAAGCGCGTGGTGATCTGGTTCGCGTTGATGATGGTGCTGACCGGGGCCTCTCAAGCGTGGGCGGCAGCACCTGGATATGAACTCGACTGTGACGCCCCTAGCGTCATGATTGGTGACGATACCCGTGACGACCCGGTAATTGGTGTGCGCATATTCTACACGCCAGATGAACACGCGTGGCGCGTTCTGCACGTGATGTCCACCGGGCTCATCGTCTCGCGTGGTGCGCAGTACGGCATCATGGACGCCACCAACGACCATCGCGTGCAGTGGCAGGGCGCGTTGATACGCAAGCCGAGCATCTACATGATCGGCGAGCTACAGCGCGGCAAGGACGGCGGTGTCTCGTACATGGAGTGGATCTATGACCGCGCTAAGAACAACGCGCTCGTCATGCAGTCCATCGCCAAGTGCTTCAAGCCGACCCCGCCGCTGCCACGACCTACGATGTGAGGAACCAGTGATGAGAGAAATGCGGGAGCCGACAGTCACCATCAATGGCAAGGAGTTAACCAGCGCGCAGGCACTAACACTGCGCGTTGGCCTCAACATCTTTCTCATGGGCCTCAAGGAGCTTCAGCTCGGTGGCACGCTCGAGAACGGGTATCGTCAACGTGGCATCGAGGTGCTCACGATGATGCTCGAGACACCGCAGGAGTTGGGCAGCCATGGATGAAGTATTCCAGTGGGTCATCTTCGCGTTGCTGGTGCTGTTCGTCGTGAGCGCGGTAGGCGTGCACGTTGCACAGCGGATCAAGCGCAGGCAGCCCTGATGCCCAAGTTCCACGTGGGGCAGGAGGTCGTCTGCATCAACGACGACTTCTCTAAGATGCTCAAGATGTACAGCCTGCTCAACCTGCCCGGCTTCAACCTGCCGCGCAGGGGCAACCTGTACGTGGTGCGCGACTACGTGATACACGGCAAGTTCCCGGCGATCGTGGTCATGGAGTTGCACAACCCCATCATCCCGTACATGGATGACATCTGGCGTGAGGCTGGCTTCTGGGATGAGCGCTTCGAGCCGCGCACCAAGCGCACAGTAAACGAGATGCTAACCAAGGCGCTGAGCGCGCCGTGGCAAGATCCATACTTCGACGAAGCCGATCCAATGGTGGATCCGGTGCATCAAGGAGAAGATGCGTGACAAAAATGTACAAGGTAGTATTCATCGGCAACGAGCGGCAGCGCGATGATTTCGTGGAGCTATTCGGTGATGAGATCAAGCGCTACACAATTGAGCGCGTGGACGACGGCCCCATCGACAGTAGCAAGCCCATCAAGATCGTGAACGGTCACGCGACTGCAATGCCCCCGGCCAAGCGGCGCAAGAAGCGCAGGATCTCGTCGTCGCAGAACGGCCCGGCCCGCGACCAGTTGCTCCGCTACATGCAGAACAACAGCGGCAGCATCACCAGTGCGGCAGCTGGCAAGTTCATGTCCAGGATCAACCTGAAGCCGAACGGCGGTAGCGCGCGGCTGGCTGATCTCTGCCTCCTGGGGATGGTGGAATACAACGAGCAGTCCGAGGTCTATACTCTGACGGAGCTCGGCAAGACCACGGAGAAGACCCCGAACCCGGTGTACAAGAGGGCAGGGCAATGACCAAGCAACTCCCCAACCCGTTCGACCCCACAGACGAAGGCCGCTTCGAGTTTGACGCGGTGGCGTTCGTCCAGGCGCTTGAGGAGGCGCTCGTCATCGAGACGGAGCTCATGGCACTGCGCGGCCTGCGCACTAGCAAGTCCGCACAGCTGGACGCCATCGAGGACCTCCGGAGGCTGGCCTCGTGACCAGCACCACACAGTGGAGGAAACTTGCCGTGGTGGTGGAGATACCAGTGCGCGGCAAGGCCAGCGAGAACGACTTGGTGTACGCCGTGCGAGCGGCCATTAGCGATGCCAAGCTGCACCAGACGCTCAAGCTGCGTCGCGTGGTGCAGACTGGCACGACGCAGGTGAAGGCCCTGGGGCGCGTGCTCCAGGGCCGCAACAAGGCCGAGCCCAACGGCGACATCAAGGCCATACGGCTCGCACTCAAGGAGATCAGTGTGCGCGTCTCGCGGCTGGAAACAGCAACCAACCCACACAGAGGGAGCCCAGCTGGTGACTTCGACTAACAAGAAGAAACGCAGGCCGCAGCGGCACGAGCCACCCGTCAACCAAGTGCCACCGTACAACGGCCTGTGCTGCGGCGGCCCGTACGACGGACAGCCGATGGCATCCTTACGCCTGCGCAAGCCGATGACGCTTGCGGTGCTGGGGCGCATAGTGGGGTCCGGCGAGTACGTGCTCACCTGGGGCGTCGTGTGGCTGTGGAAGAAGACGCCATGACCACGCGCACAACCATCTTCACCATATTAGCCGTCGCCGCACTGTTGTTCGTGCTCTCCCGCGTGGGCAAGCACGAGCACAGGTGCATCACCGTCGCCGACGCCATGCAGGTGGCTGGCAACTGCAGGAGAAATTGAATGCCGACCTTCGACTACGTCTTCAAGCACGAGTCTCCCTTCGTCAAGAACACGATGGGTGATACGCCACCGGACGGCAAGCTCTACGGCGCGGTGCTGCCCGGCAACTTGATGCCGTGGATGTGGATCACGCCGAATACGTGGCTCCCTCCGGGATACATCAATGCGCCGCGCTACCATCTGTCTGAGTCCGTCAAGTACGTGAACCACGAGGAGTTCTGGGGGCAGGTGCAAAACTCCCAGAAGTACAAGCTCGCTCCCCCGCCTACCGGGGGGCACATGGAGTGGTGGGACAGGCAGCATGCGTACGGGCGCTATCTGCAGCGGTGCGCGGCGTATCGCTACGAGCCGAGAGACTATCAAGCGTGGGTCGCGCGTGGCAGGCACGACGACCCGAGAGACGGGGACCACGTCGCCGTGTTAACAGCAAGAGGAGGAGCGAGAACATAAAGAAGTGAGCAGGGGTCGCAGGAGTTGTACCGTACCTGCCAAGCGAGCAGTTCACGTTGAGCGTAGCGTATTGGAGGAGCGAGACCGAGTAATATAAGCGTACCGCATTTCAGGAGTGAGCCGTTTTGTCCCGCGAGTACCGATGGATGCGAGCGAGCCGGGTTACAAGGAGCGTGCCGTATAGTAGGAGTGAGACGCACGAAGGTGAGCGTGCCGTATGGGATGAGCGAACCAAATGAGTGGAGAGTACCGGAACAGCTAGAGTGAGCAGTCATAAACGACCGTATCGGAAAGCGAGAGCGAGCCGTTTTGTTAGAGCGTGCCGGAAAGCAAGAGCGAGCCGTGCTGTTAGAGCGTACCGTATTGCTAGAGTGAGACCATGGACATGAGTGTAGCGTAAATACGGAGCGAGCCGCCTTCTAAGAGTGTACCGATCAAGAAAAGCGAGCCGTATTGTACTGATCGTACCGAATAGATGGAGTGAGACGTAAAACTTGAGAGTACCGTTAATGTGGAGCGAGCCGCATTAAGTAGAGCGTACCGTCGATAATGTGCGAACCTAACTGCAGAGAGCGTACCGAGATTACAGAGTGAACCCGTTAACGAAGGGAGCGTACCGAAATCACAGAGTGAACCCGTTGCATGAGCGTACCGAAATCGATGAGTGCCTTACCAAACTGAGCAGACGACCCAACAGAGGGAAATGAAAACATGAAACGTGCAGAGACCGTGATACCGCGCGCATCCAAGGAGATGGTGCTCGAGGCCGCGAACCTTACCAACCCGGAGGCGAGGTTCCTCGTCTCGGACTACTACGCAACGCAGGACATGCGCAAGCGAGCGGACATGCAGCTGCGACATCGCGGCGAGCAGACCGACCCGCAGCGCGTCAGCGCGCTGGGCTACATGGGCGACGGCTTCGCGCTCATGGAGGCACAGATCCAGCGCATGCTCACGAAGTATGCCGAGGGGACACCAGTGGGTCGCTGGATGATGTCGCAGTACGGCGTGGGGCCGGTCATCGCAGCTGGGATGCTGGCGCACCTGGACGTCGAGGACAAGCCCACGGCGGGCCACTTCTGGCGGTTCAGCGGGCTGGATCCCACGTGCAAGTGGGAGAAGGGCCAGAAGCGCCCGTACAACCCGGATATGAAGCAGCTGTGCTACCACTTCGGTGAGTGCGCCAAGCGCACCAGCGGCAGCGAGAACAGCTTCTACGGTCGCTTCTACCGCGAGCGCAAGGCCAAGTTGATCGAGCGCAACGAGGCGGGCCACTACGCCGAGCGGGCGAAGACGTTCTTCACTCATTCTGCAGAGTGGAAGGCGATCCTCGCGACCGGCAAGCTGCCACCCGGCAACCTGGACAGGCAGGCGTGCAACATCACGTCGAAGATCTTCCTCTCGCACCTGCACGCGATCATGTACTGGCACAAGTACGGCGTGGCACCACCCAAGCCGTTCGCGATCGCCGTGCTGGGCCACGCGCACGAAGTCAAGATACCGATGGCCGACGACCACTTCCCGGGGTTCAGTAGCGCGTACTACGGGGCAAGGCCGGAGGGCATCGTCTAGAGACGGTCACGGTCCGAGAGTATCGACCAACTGGATCGAGCCGTACGTGGAAGTGTACCGAGGTTACCGAGCGAGCCTGCTATGCAGCGAGTACCGTGATCGCTAAGCGAGACGTGCAAGGAGCGTACCGAAATAAGTGAGCGAGCCTTAATTGGGCGAGTGTACCTTTGCTCAGGAGCGAGACGCATCACGTGAGAGTACCGTCCTACTTAGGATCGAACCGTGTAAAATGAGAGAACTGCTTCCCTAGAGTGAGCCCGCTCATTACGAGAGTACCTAGATGAATGAGCGAGACGCTGGTTACAAGCGTACCGTAAGGATAAGCGAGCCGTTGTGATAGAGAGTACAAAATTGCAGGAGCGAGCCGCTGTGCCGGAGAGTACGATAAATCAGGAGCGAGACGTTGGGATCTACAGTATCGCAATAGAATGATCGAGCCGCCTTGGGAGAGCGTGCCGTATGGGATATGAGTGAGGCGTTTGTCTGGAGTGTGTACCGAGAGATATAAGCGAGCCGTGCGAACGGCAAGAGTACCGTACCCCGTGTGCGAGACGATTACTGCAGAGTGTACCGCAATTTGGAAGCGAGACGAGTTTTGCGATAGTATCGGAACCCCACAGCGAACCGAAGTGTCGAGAGAGTACCGACCAAGCAAAGTGCAACAAAGAGGAGAGACAGATTTGAAGATAACAGAAGCAACTGACAAGCGGGCCATCGACACGTACGAGCGCGGGCTGGCGTGCTGGCACATACTGGGGACAGCCGACGGCATCATACTCGTATTCCGCTCACCCAACACGCCAGCTGAGGCGAGTCCACCAACGGGCTTCAACACTTACTGCCACGCGTTCAATGACATCCACGAGGCCGAGGTGTTCGTGCGGCAAGCGGTGGTCAAGGAGGTGGCGCGCGACGTGTGGGCTGCGGCCTACGAGCACTTCAAGGTGCCGATAGAAGCGATCAAGCCCGCACCGCGTGGTGATGCACCCGCAACGCGTGTTGAGGCACCCGCACCGCCGGAATCTCTCCGCCGGATGTAGGCTCGCAGCCTCGTGTGATCTCTGGGAGGGGTAGTGTAAGGCGCACGGCAGGGTTCGCCCCCAGTCCCTGCAGGTACGGGGTTCGATCCCCCGTTCCCTCCGCCCATTATTCTGGCGCTCGTGTCTCGTGGTATCATTGAGTTTGTTTGCTCAATGAGACCACGGGCCGAGAGGCCAAGGATCACACCGGGATGCGATAATGCATCACTCAGAAAGAGGATTGGAAGACTAGCAAATGGCAAGAAACTTAGAGGACCTGAACGTACTGCACTCCGAGATGTTGGCAACAGCGTGCGATCTCGGTGTGGTGCTGCCCGAGGATCTGAAGTTGGAGTTCCAGACCGTCGAGGTGGGCGAGGCTACGTGCGACAGCCTCGACAAGCTGATCCGCGACTTTCGTGCGGCGGCGGAAGCTGGTAACACTGAAAATTCGTCTGAAGCGGCGGAGGGCGTCCCGCCGAAGAAGACCAGGAGACCCGCCAAGAAGAAGGCGGATACGGGGCAACAGCAACCCACAGAGGAGACTACCGTGACCACTGCAACTGCGAAGAAGCCTGCGAAGGCTGCGAAGAAGGCCAAGGCCGCGCCGTCGAAGAAGACCGCCAAGAAGGCCGTGGCGAAGAAGGCCGCTACCCAAAAGGCGCGCGGGGGCGGGGGTGCTGCGACGAGCGGGCGCATCACCAACGAGACCAAGATCAAGGTCATCAGCAAGGAGAACCCGTTCACCGAGGGCACCACGCGCGGCAAGATGGCCGCCTACGTGCTGGGCCACACCGGCGAGACGTTCGGCAAGATGAAGTCGGCGTCGAAGGGGCTGGTCGACGGATGGGTCATCCGCCAGCTGGCTGAGAAGAAGCTGATCTCGATCGAGTAACCATTGCGCCTACAAGAAACAATCAGAGGAAAACTGGGGGCACTGGCGCAAGCCGGTGCCTCTCTGATATTTGGAGAAGGCACATGGTTGATATCATGCCAATGAGAGACTATGGACTGACGTACGAGGAGGCGGCGCACGGCGTGCAGTCCGCCATCAAGTACGAGATGGACCGCGAGAAGCATGAGATACGCAGCACGCTGAAGCACCTGCGCGTCGGCGTGGACATGCGGGCTGCGGACGCCCGCGCCCTGGCTGAGCTACTGATAGCCAAGGGCGTGTTCACCGCCGATGAGTACATCGAGTACATGCGGCTCGCCGCCAATGAAGAACTCGCGCGCTACACCGAGCACGTGCGCGAGAAGTACGACCTGCCGATGAACGTGGAGTTCCGGTGATGATACCCATCAGCTGGAACTATCCCAATCTCCGCATCTCGCACGAGACTGGACACGACTACGGCACGGTCGTGAGACTGAGCGAACTCAGCAACCCATGCAGCATGAGCATGATACGGGACGCGTGTCCCGAGCTCGGCGGCTACAGCTGGGGTCAGATAGAGGACCTATGGGTGCGCGTGCAGAAGGCCAAGCATGCCGAGCAGGTGCGCAGAGGATATTGAACTTGAAAATGGAAATGGGAATACAAAACTGGGAGCAATTGAAATGACAGGTAAGAGACACGCGCGGGTGTTTCACATGCTCGTCGCGAATGGACACTCGGCGCATAAGGCAGCCGAGATCATCCTAGACGCCAGAAGGGGGTATCGATACGCTCTCGACTGGATCCACTTGGCCCACGATATGGTGGACCTCGCGAAGTGGATGGAGCGCTACCACGCGCAGCATCGGAGGAGCGCATGACCAAGGTGTACGTGGTCATGGGCAACGACTTCCCGGACGCGGTGTTCGACAACGAGGTTGATGCGATCATCCACATCAACATATGCAAGGCACAATGTCCGCGTCGGCACATGGCACCTCGCATCTACTGGCGGGTGTACGACTTCCCGCTGAGGAGCCTCGCGCATGACTGACAACCCAAATGGCTATTGGTGCCGACAGTGTGGATGGAGTAGAGCAGAGGCCGAGCAGCGGTGTAGCTCGACCTACTGCAGGGAGCGACGCGACGAGGAGGACCTAGAGCGCGAGTGCCCTCGGCCCAATTATCTCTTCGAGTTCTAGGGAGCGCAGCCATGTACGACTACGTGAGACGCATGTACCGCGTGAACCCGGTGGTGGGCCACTACGTGCAGCACAGCTTCACGCGTCGCGTGGGGCGCATCACGAGCGAGGATGCAAGCTGCGGCCACTACGTGCAGGTGTTGTTCACGGGCGACAGCTGGGCGCTGCCGTGCCATCCCACCGAGATGGCGTACCTGGGGCCGGTGCCGCCCGACTGAGTGCCACCCCAATACCACCAAGGCCGGTCGCCCTGAGAGCCCCTCGGGCGGCCGTCAGTGACCACCCGTCAGCCCTGCACATTGTAACCCGCCGCGCAGCACAGCGCCTCCAGCACCATCTCCCACGGCCATCGGCTCGGGCCTCCGCCCCAGTGCAGGGCCACGTTGTGCAGGGGCCGCAGCCCACCCACCTTGGCCTGCACCACCAGCGCACCCGGTATCAGCCAGAGCTCATCCACAGCAGCGCCCCTGCGCGACCCGCCAGCGTGCCTCCGGCGCACGGCTATGTGCACCCGGCCCCCAGCCCTGACCCTCCTGGCTATCCAGCCCACCTGCTCCGGCCGCATGGGCACGGTCCATCCATCAGTTGCCTTGTACTCGACCCAGAACTCGCAGCCCGCCCAGCACCCGTTGCTGTCGGGCACGCCGCGTATGATGGCGGTCTCGATCGTCTGCCAGTGCACCTGGGGCAGGTGCTTGCGGAACAGGGGCCGCAGGCCGTCGTCAACTGTCACCGCTGCCTCCGTATGCGCGCGGCGAAGCGTGCAGCCTCGCGCCAGTCGTTTTGATTGCGGCCCTCGTAGCGCGCGGCGAACGACCACGCCATGCTGTCCGCGCTGTGCAGCAGCGCACGCACCACCCGCGAGGCCAGCGCGATGGTCTTGAGGCCGAAGCCGTGCAGGCGTAGATCAGGCCGCTCCTGCTTGATGGCGGCTAGTATCTCCTCGATCTGTCTGGGATCCGCGTTGCGCTTGCATATGCTGCCCACGCCGACGTACGCGCCGTGCGCCAGTCGCGCGCCATACATGCGCAGGTGTCGCACGTAGTCGGTGACCGCGTAGCCCTGCAGCACCGGCATGATGTAGATGCCCCACACCTGTTTGATGAGCGCATCATAGCGCTGGATGGTGAGGCGCTGGTGGGTGCGCACCGAGAGGCCGGTCTTCTCAATGATGAACGGCTCGCACATGTAATCTTGCGCCACAGCTGCCACGAGACCTCGGTTGCCGCGCCAGCGCATGATCTCCTTGGCGTAGTGCGCCACGCTGTGGCGATACCTGCCGTGTCGCGAGAGCTCGGTGAATGCGCCGCTATCCATGATCCAGCGCTCGGCTCCAACGGTGGTGCGGTCGCGCAGCCTGTTCACGCTGATGAATGCGTGTGAGAAGTGCCGCGCGTCCGATGGTTGGTGCAGCCCCACGTAGAAGATCACATGTCCTCGCCGAACATGACCAATAGAGCGATGACGCAGATCCCAGCGACGACGCACGATGCTGCGAAGGTCATCGGCTCACCGCCCGCCGCAGCAGTGCCTTCAGTGCGTCAATGGCCTCCGTGTACGTGCCCTCCTCCGACAGACACAGGAGCCACTCGCTGGCGAAGCTGTCTGCCTCCTCGTCCACGTCGAACTCCGGCGCTATGCGCATCCACTGGTTTCCGATCCACACGTGGGAGCGCAGCTGCCGCCAGTTCTCGCCCGCGACGACGCAGTAGCGTATCTCGCCTGCCAGTGGCTTCGCCATCGTTGGTGCCACCACAGTGAGCTCGTGCATGGGCTCGCCTGTACGCGGGATCACCCATAGGCACGCGGGACACACCATCTTGTCGGGCTGCCCGTGCAGGCGCATCCACTTCTCGTGCTTGCATGTCATGTTTCTCTCCTCACTCGTATCTCCCAGTTGTGCTTGGCGAAGTGCGTCTCGCACACGCGCTCTGCGTCGGACTGCGTGGAGCAGTAGGCTATCGCGCGCCACCCGCCCCACACGTGCAACTCCACGAGCCATCGCGTCATCGCTCGCGCTGCCATCGTGCAAAGGCGCGGCATGCTGCCTGCACCGCGTAACTTTCCAGCTGCATGCCCTCCTTGACGCACGCATCTAGGAAGATGGCTGCGTCCGCCTTGCGCCGCAAGGCCAAGTCACGCAAACGCTGACGCACCTCGCCTATCGTCAGGCTCATGTCGCCATCGAACACGAGACTGACTGCCACGGGCGGCATCGCCTCGCCGAAGAGCTCGATCATCTCGGCTTGTGTTATGGGGCCAGTATTGGTCGCCGTCATGTCAGTCATCTCCAGGTGTTCGACAAGCGTGATCTCCATGCTGTCGCCGCCGTCGTTGATGTTCGTCGTGTACTGCCTGATCCACCAGTTTCGGCACTGGTACATAAATGGCCTCTGGTGATGCTGCTGATCGTACCACTCGCGCACGCGCTTCTTCAGCACGGGGTCCAGCGTCGTAAACGTGACCTCGTATGGCTGGCGGACTACTGGCGGGTAGTCCTGCCACGGTGAGTTGAATGTACTCACTATCCTACTCCATACGATATGCTGAGCCTACCGGGCTCCATCACGACGGTGTCGCCCTCGCACAGGATCAGGCTGGGATCAAACGGTGCGAAGTGCATGATGTTCAACTTGTCCACGATGAGAACGCGGTTCATCACACCAGATGCAGAGCACTTAACTGTGATGGAGTGACGATTGCTGATGCGTAACCCGCCGCTCGGCAGCCGCGACTTGTTCCACAACTTGAACAGCGTGGACTTCTGCGCGATCACCGTCTTGTTCGCGTAGAATACGACTCGTGATATCTCAAACATCAGCCGCCCCAATCTCTCATGATGTCCTCGTGCGCGGTGCCGTCCTTGCGCGCCGCGTGGAGTGCGGAGTGCGTTAGCTCGGCCACGGCCCGTATGATCTCCGTCAACTTCTCCCTGAACAACTCCTCGCTCATGCGCTGCTCAAGGAACTCCCTCTCGAGAAACACCAGCTGGTCATCCATCACTGCGATGGTAACTGAACGGATCTCGCGTGTTGTCATGCCTTCACTCCCTTCGCCTTGCGCAGTATGTCCAGCGCCTCCACGATGTCACTGCGCTCGGCGCTGCGCTGGTGCACGCCTGCGGTCCACCTGTTTAGCTCGGCGGCAGCCGTCTCGCGCTGGGCGATGGTCTGCTTCAGCATGTGGTCTGCGTCGGCGAGCCGCGCCTCGAGCAGCTTGATGGCCTCGTTGGTGGTGGGGTTGGTGATGTATGTGGTGATGATGTTGCTAGTCATTTCACTTCTCCTCCATGGCTGCATTGAGCCATTCTTGTATTGAACTGCGTATCTGTAGCATGCAACTCTCCACGTGCTCGCCCGTGCCCATGTAGCCACCCCCGGTTGGCCGCAGTAGCGATAGCGTCCACGTGTAGCCCTCGCGTGGCTCCTCACGCACCTGAATGTAGCCCACGCGCACACCGCCGAGGTACACGGCATGGAGGGAACCGCTTTGATTGCTCCGCTTGCTTACGTTGAAGTCGAAGCGCCCTGACTTGATGAAGACGGCGAGCGCGTCGACATGCTTCGCACTTGAAGCGTCGTCCGCTTTCTTGGGTGAACGACTCGCCGCACGCTGAGCAGACAGCTGCAACTCGTGTTGAGCGGGGGGTGCCGCTACGGGTGATCGCTGACTGGATGGCGTCTTGGGTGTAGCTGCGTCCGGTCTCTTCTTCGAGGGCATCTCGCACTTGTCTCCAGGTCATCGTCTGTCTCAGTTCAAGTGCACGTGCGACGGGCACGCGCCGTGCGCCTGTGTGGTAGGCGCTGTCTCGCACGGCCTCCTCGGGGTCGTAGCCTGCGAAGCGGATGAGTGTCAATCGCGACTCCTGTATTCCTCGCGCTCGATGTCTAGTGCTATCTCATCGAGCTCGTCGGCGATGCTGGTGTACGAAACGAAGATGTAGGACTTGGGCTCTAGTTCGCGCACGCGCTTGGCTAATATGCGTAGTCTCTCTACTTTGTCTGTCGTCATTGGCTGTCCACGTAGATGCGCAGCGCCAAGTTCACGATGTAACCCGCCGCAGCCAGCAACAGCAACCACCGCGCCCAGTCCCACGCACGGCTGAAGCACGTGGGGCGCTGGGACTCGAGACAGTCGTCGGGCGTGGGCTTGGTCATCGCAGCAGCCCCTCGCCCAGCATGGTCAGGCCAGCGCCGAGCAGGATGCACACGATGGTCATCCACCACGGCATCCAGTCCTCGGCGCGGAGCACGCGGTAGCCGTGCAGGCTGAGCTCGTCCAACAGCACACCCGCCAGCTTCTTGTCGCTGCACCGCGCCTTGTACTGCGTGATGCCGTTCTCGATGATGGTGGCGGGTAGTATGCGCACCTCGCGCGTGAACATGGTCATGTCGTCTTCCCCTCTGGACCCAACCTGCCCAAAACGCGCACTAGGACAACGTGCCCGTCGCCGGTCACGTGATAGCAGTTGCCGGGCACGAGATCGTCCTTGTGAACGCGCGAACCATCATTCCAAGTGACGGTGATGTATCGCTCGGATTTGTCACGCGTGCGATCGAACTCAAACTTGCGCATCATCAGCGCAAACGTGCGGCCGATGGCCTCGACGAGAATGCGCGACTCGTCGCCCGGTAACTCCATGTGTCGGGCTAGATGCGTGTTGCCGTAGTTCTGGCGCACCAAGTCGCGCACCGACTTGACGAATAGCTCGTGTATCTCGTTGACGTCCATCTCTTTCATCATCTTGGTCTCTGCCTCCCCTTTATTTAGCGGAATAGTAGTGCAGCGAGTATGGACCACAGCAGCGCGGTGACCTCGAACTGGTGCGCCCTGTCCCACGAGTCGTTGCTGCGCAAGTGCGTCACGAACATGGCGATGAATGCGAACAGAGCCATGATCAGGCACCAGTACGCGACTATGATGCGAGCCATCACCATAACTGCAACTCCCTTCGTATCTCCTCGTCCTCTCTCACGCGCTCCTCGGGGGTCAGCGCCCTGCGGTGCTGGTACTCCGCCCAGTTGAGCCACGCCACGCCAGCTGCTACCAGCGCCAGCGCGGTCCACACCATCCACATCATCGCAGTATCCTCAGGTAACATCGGAGGATACTATCAGTCTCGCGGTACTCCAGCATGTCGGCCTGCAGCTGCTCGCGTATCTTCACGAGCGATGCTGCGCGGTGCTCCGCCTCCGTCACGTCGAGCACCGTGTTCCAGCTGAGCACGATGGGTGCCTCGCTCTCGTGGCGCACCACGTAGCCACGTGCCCGCAGATACGTGATGGCCTCTATGTCGCTTAAGAACACGAGTGTGCTCATCGGTCGTGCCTTGCCTTCAGCAACGTGTCAGCCAGCGGCATTCTCAGCGGCTGGCGTGCGTGATCGGTGCCATCCACCGAGTCGGCAATGCGCCGCATGTCGTTGCGAATGTCGAACAGCAGCCAGCACAGCACGGCCACGAACACCATGAGCGTGAGCGCCGAGATGGCAGTCAGGTCCAGCCACGCATACAGGTTGATCATGGCTTCACCATCATCCCTGCCGTCTGCGTGGCGACAGCCAGCCCCATCACCGCGTAGGCCGCGCAGCCCAGCCCGAGCAGCATCCACGGTGCGGCCACGACTGCCACCACGCTAACAGCGGGTGCCAGCATCACGATCGTCGCTGCAGCTGCAGCCTCCTTTGGGTCCATCATAGTTCGTTCTCCTCTGCTGTTGTTGGGGTTATCACACTGTACTTGCCCGCCTGCACGCCAGCGTCGAAGCACGGCTCGCAGACGAAGCGAATGTATACGTGGCCGTTCTCACCCGCATTCCACACTGTGACCTTGGGCTCGTCCTTGTTGAACGCGCGGCTGCAGTCGCCGCACTCAATGGTGCTTGGTGTGGTCATGCGCGCACCTCGATCCATCCGCAGTCCATCGCGCGCTGCAGGGTGCGCCACGGAATGCCGCTGCACATGTGCAGGGTGCGCGGCGTGCACTGCGTACGCAGCTTGTGGCCGTACTTGCGTGAGACCTCCTTGTTGACGTAGGTGATGCGCGCGTCGCGCCAGCTGCATATCGGTTTCTCAAGCGTGCGACGCTTGATAAGCCGAGGGCTCCCGCCGTTGTTCCAGTAGCGCAGGTCGATGGTGGGACACTTGGTGATGGGCTTGCCGGTCAGCGCTGCAATGGCGTGTGCTGTATAGCGGCGGGCCGCCAGCATGCAGACTAGGTCCGTGACGGTGATGCTGCGTTGGCGAAGGGCATAATACAAATTGAGGGTACGCGGCAGCTTGTAATAGACGCGGATGAACCGCTGCCAATGTATGGGAAGACGAGCGACGGCTGTCGCTTGCTGGCGTTGCATGTTTGAGAGGCCCCGTGTGTGGTGGTTCTTGCCGGGGCAGTGTCGCACGGGGGGCAGGGGGCGCAAAGCCGGTTATCGCGATTCTCCTGTTTTTATCAGGAGTTCTCCCGATAAAGTTGTGGGGCGCGGCGTATTGGATGTATTGGATTTCGTCCAATTATCGAGAGAATTAGCTCGTTTTTAAGGAGAAAGTGTATTGATACGACGTCGTACGCGATGAAAAACGCATGCTTTTGGCATCACTTTGCATCGCAAAGTTCTCCTGATAATAGGGAGAATCGCGAATATCCTGCAGGCTCGTATTGCTTTCGTAAAATTTCAATATGAATCCAATACGTCAATTGTCCAATGATGGCGGGGGGTTAGCGTGCGTGTATTGAAATATTAGAAAGTTCCTTGTGCGGGCGCGCGCACACACACACTGGAGCGCCTGCGTAGAAATCCAATACACCATCCCCCGATACCACCGACGATTTTGGGTGGGGGCTTGCCAAATTTTTCCGACGCAGTTAGGCGGGATAGGTTGCCTTGGCAGGGCAGGGGATACATGCGGCGGCACTGGACCATCATCGAAACGCACAGCGCGACATCTCGGAAGACGGTGGGCACACTCGTCGGCACCGGCGTTGATCACTATCATCCTGAGTACCGTGCTCCTCTCTTCAACGGTGGTCGCCTCACCTGTTCGCTCTTCCCCTGCTACGTGTTCGTGCGCTGCACCAGCGATGAGCATGCTGGTCTCTTCAAGGCCAAGGGCGTCAAGCGCGTGTTCCCTCTCAGCAAGCACCTGCATCGTGAGTTGCGTAGTCTCGTCGCGCGGTTACGCGCCATGGAGGACCGCAGGGGCTACGTCGATGTAGATCGCATGTTCATCAATCGTGAGCACGAGCGGTTTGAACCTGGGCAAGACGTGCGCGGCTTGCACGGCATGCTGCAGGGGATCACGGCCAAGTTCGTTGAGTATGTTGAGGATGGTTATGCGAGGGTGTCCACAAGCATCCTTGGCGGGCGGGAGCTAGTCGCTACCGTCGACGCGCACGAGCTGATAGGCGTTTGGTAACTCGCCGCTAGCTCGATGTGCCAATTAACTGACGGCCGCATGCAGTCGCTTTTTCAAGCGCGGCGTTCGCCCCCTGCAAAGAATAGGAAACTCAGTTGGACCTCATCCCGTGGGACATCATCGGCATGATTCTCATCGTGGCGGGCTTCACCGCAATCGGCTTCACGTTGCTGCACGATGTTTAGCGTTGAGCTCGATGCCACCGAGTACATCAAGCACGTTGAAGCGCTGCAGGGGCGCATGGACCAAGTCCCTTATGCGCTGGCGCTTGCGCTGAACAAGGCAAACGAGAACACGCGTGAGCTACTGGTGCGGGTGTGGCCGCAGCATGTGAAGGCACGGCAGTCCGGCTTCATACGCTATGCGCTACGGCGCGGCCCCCCGGCTACCAAGCGTGAACTTCGTGTTGAGATATACGACCAGACGCGCAAGCCGTTCATCAAGCGTCTCGATACAGGTGGCACGCATGCAGCCAAGGGCAGCAACCTAGCCATTCCATTCGAGCGCAACGTGCGCATAGGTGCGCATGGTGTGAAGTCCGCAATGCTACCACGCAACCTGCCTAATGCATTCGTCGCTGACCTCAATGGGCGCGGCCCTGCAGTGTGGCAACGGCAGAAGACCAAGAAGGGCACACGCATCAAGCTCATGTATGTGCTTAAGCCCAGCGTGCCTGTGCCACACAAGCTATCGTTCAGTGAAGACTTCGAAGTGAGCATGCGCAACGAAGTGCGAACCAGCTTCCCCGCTGCAATGGCGCGGGCCATGAAAGGACGTAGGTCATGACCACAGCAAAGGTTAGTTGCCCAGTGGGTGCGTACACCAGCTTAGGTACAGCAACTACTTCAATGCTCATTACACCAACGGGCAGCATTGAGATTGTAGCTGCTGCAAGCCAGCCTGCTAGCAGCGTGCAAGGGCACCCACTCAATGAGATGCTCGATGGCAAGCCATTCCTCTTTCCGTTTGCACAGCAAGTGTGGGCCATGCCGAATGGCATCGGAGCTGTTGATGTGATCGTTACGATATGAGGAGATACCTGTGACAAACAATTGTTTCTCAAAAGAGTCTTGGGTCCTTGCTGGCCCTCTCAAGGGGCGCGGGGCTCGCGCCAT